TTGACAGCGAAAAGAGGACGGCCGAGAAGTAAAGAATACGATCCGGAAGCAGTGTTGAGTAAGATTATTGGCATGGTGTGTGAAGTGTATGATGACACAGGAGAAATTAAAGCAACAGCCGATGAGCTAAATCTAGCACCGCTCAAAGTGAAAAAGCTTCTTATTACAGCAGGGAAAATAAAATACCAACAGACTGAGAATATTCTGAAATTGCAGACGGCGGGTTGTAGCATAGATGAGATCAGTAGGATGACCGGCTTGTCCCGTGCATCCATCAATTCCTATCTGCCATATAAGAAAATCCCATACAAGGAAGAAGACATCAGCTCCAATGCTGAGTGGTGTGACCTTTATAGAAAACGGAAAGCAGCGGTTCAAAACTTGCAGGAGCAGCCAGACGAACAGACTCTGTGGCAGACGATAATCCTATTCCAGAACTATCCGTTCCGCACAGCCACAGGGTTAAAATTCAAATATGAAATACATCAAGGCAGAAACGGAGCCTACACCAAAGAACTGTGGATTGACAGAACCGAAGGGAAGAGCCTGGTGTGGAGTTCGGTGCTGTTGGCTTTTGAACGGATAGATGTTGGCAAGGTGTATGAGCGGCCGAAAGATTTATCTGACAGTCGTGGAATCAGTTATTTGTTTCCCATATTCTACCGATTCGGCTTGATAGAGGTCAGCGATAAAGTCAAGGAAAAAATGGGAAGAGCAAAGGGAAAACAAGAAAATGGAGACGGACCATGAAGAAAGCAGAACTACAAGAATTAGTACCGGAGTTATTGAAATTCTTCAATGACTACATTTACTACCAGTTTGAAATCAGTGCAGAGGGTATTCCTGACAATGCGGACGAATACAAAATCACGCCGGAGCATATCTGCCTTTTAGCAGATTCCGGTGAAAAAAGAACGGCTTGCTTTGCAGACCTCGGACTGGAGCCTTTTGAACATACAAGGACAACAAGGGGCGAGACGATTTCCTCATCGGACAAAACGAACTTTCTGATTATGATGTTTTACAGAAAGACAAAGGACGAAAACGAGTTTGCAAGGGTGTTGTTCCATGAAGCCGGACATGCCATATCTATGATTTCCAGTCCGGATTATGCGAAGGTTTCCGATGCGATCAAAATTGACAGCGAAGGAATCAAAACGGTAAAACTGGGCGCAATAATCTGGTCGGAATGCATCGCCGAGGCTATTGCCAATCGTGTCTACCAAAAGTATATGGAACGGAAGGAGGCACAGGACGGAGTAGCTCCCGGCTCATACCTTTATAAGCATAAATTTATTGTGCAGGATATGGCTTTTTCACTATTTGGTCAGTCGTTTTTATCGAAAGGAACCATAGACTACTATATGCTTGGGATGTACATTGCTTATCTGCTTACTGATCCTTCACTCGAAGCCATGCGGGAAGTAGCCCCAGAAATGGCTTTGGGCTTCGATACTTTTAATAGAGAAACCGCAGAAGATTTCGCTACATTAACCCGGTTTTGCGATCACAAGCTTTATGCCTTGGAAAAAGAGAACGCAAATAATGACAGCGAGAATTACGGAGCATACTGGAATGTGGATGCAAAATGGCTTTATGCCCTTGGTGCATTAGCAGAAAAGGTTGAAAATGACTGGGGATATGCAGCCGCAATCGCAATGATGAAGAAGTTGACGGGAAAGAAATCGTAGGAGAAATTTATCATTTCAGACAACACTATCCCGCTCTTTTATGGTATGATCACTTACTACGAAACTGAAATGAAGAGGTGATTTTTTGAAAGTTACGAGATACAGCGTAACAGGATCGAAGCTGAAAGCAGCGGTCATCGCTGATTTACATAGTAAACCAACAAATACTTTGGTATCGGTCTTGAAAGATGAACAGCCCGATGTGATTCTTATCCCAGGGGATCTTTGTTTGGTGGGAGAACGCAAAGACCAACCCATAGATCCCATTAAGCACGAAAAGCGTTTGAGAGGACAGGAAACAGCAATTGAGTTTTTGAAAACGGTTGTTCAAATTGCACCTGTGTATTATTCACGGGGAAACCACGAATATGGATGTGATAATGAATATCGTGAACAGGTAAAAGCTACCGGTGCAATTCTGATTGAAAACGAGTGGGTGAGATTTGGAGATGTATGGATCGGCGGATTGACTTCTCCGAAACACAATGGAAGTAATATACCGTCCGAAACACCGATGCCGGATACAGAATGGCTGAAACACAGTCCGGAAGGATATAAAGTATTACTTAACCATCATCCCGAGTATTTCGTCCTGATTAAAGATTATGCAGATCTGATTTTGGCGGGGCACTCGCACGGCGGCCAGATAAGACTGTTCGGACATGGTTTGTTTGCTCCCGGACAGGGATTTCTACCGAAATATTCTAAAGGAAGATACGGAAACATGATTGTCTCTGCAGGATTAGCAAACACAACATGGGTACCGAGACTGTTCAATCCAACCGAGATTGTGATTGTAGAAATGAAAGATGAGAACGAATGAAACGATTAACAATATTACTCTTAGCGTTGGGGCTTCTTATGACCGGATGCGGAAGAATCGAAACCAATAAAACGTTTGAACAGGCAGCAGGTCCGAGTCACGACCTTATTGCCTGGTCTTGGGATCATATCAGTACACAATTAGCTGAACCATATGACCGGGTCTTCGTACAGTTTGATCGGAAGGAACTCGGACCGGTCGATGAATATGAAGAAGCCGGAATTCATATAGCGTACATTGACGGTGATGTGTATTGGACAGCGCAAGAAGCACTTGACTGTGTGGATGCTGTCAGTAAGTCATCTGTTAGGACACTGGCCATAGATGCCGAATGGTACAACTCTGACGGCGCGGTGGACACGTCACAGTATTTGGACTTGGTTACGAAAGCATACAGTCGGGCAACTTCCCTTGGAATCAGACTGTGCTTGTGTATTCCTTATTGGTTGGATACCGTTTATGGGGAAGAAACGCTACGGACAATCATCGAAAATTGCGATGAGTTGATTGTCATGGATTATTATTGCAGCACGGCTGTGGAAAATGTGCGGACAGAGGTCGAGCTATGTCGGGAGTGCAATAAGGTCTGTCAGGTTGCTCTTGAAATATCAGACCCCGCAAGGGAGGAAGGATTAGAAGAAACAGCGACTTATTGGAACCTTGGTTTATCGGTTCTTGAAAAAGATATTGAAGCACTGAAGGCAGCATATCCTGATATCGGTATCACCATCCATCAGGCGAAGTATCTTGATGAGTTTTATAGCAAATAGTTGTTGAGTCAAACAAACAATAGAACGCCGAGACTGAATTGGAGCAGTGAGTTTCCAACATAGCCTCGGCGTTTTTTTACTCATTTTCGTCCGGTACCAATTCCATAATGTCCCACAGATCACAATTCAAAGCTGTACATATTCGCACCAAAACATCCGTTGTGACATTTTCGCCCTTATTCAGCTTTGCTATGGAAGCGGTGCTGATACCGGTTTGTTCTCTAAGGGATTTTTTCGTCATTTTTCTATCTAACAGCAAATGCCAAAGTTTCATATAGCTAATGTGCATGGGTTTCTCCTCCTCATTATTAATCGACCACATCCGGAAGCAGACCGTAACGTCCGTGTTCCTTATTCTTAGTGAACTCAATTACATTCACTTCAATGTCTTCTGACCAAGACCCGGATTTAATCATGTCCGGCATTTTATCTTTTTGCTCTACCAGTATTATTTGTCCCTCTCGCTTATTATATAGAAGGTAATGGATAAAAGAATCCTTTATGGTTTCTGCCTGGGAAATATATTCTGATTCCGATAGTTGACTGAGCGGGGAATCGACAAGCATTATGCCAGGGGCGTATGTTCCGCTTTCAAGCAGGTATTCCATAAGGGATAAAGCCACCATGGTATTGATAATACCGCAGTAGCCGCCACCCATGGTAGAGGACTTTTTCCGGCTTCCGAACTGAACATCGTAAGCATCCATACTGAAACGGGCAGACTCCGCCCCGGGAAAACTGCAGTTCGTCAGAATCGAGATCAGTTTGTCCTCAAAACTGCGTACCGTTTCATAATCAAATTGTTCTGCAATTAAATATTTCTTCTTTTCTGCTTCCTGCTCTGTCTCACGATCAAATAGCTCGGCGTCATAGTTTACCTGCTCTTTCCGGAGCGTTTCCAGTTCATTCCGCAATTCGACGGCTCGACGATACTGCGCGATTTGTTGCTTGAGTGATACGATCCTCGGCTTGAGGACTTCATCGATATGTCTGTCAATGTCGGCTTTCTTGATTTCCAAGGAAGATACCTGTTGAGAAAGGCCGTTCCGCTTATTGATAACATCGGTATCGGCAGTTTTGAGGTCGCTGATGTGTGACTTCGCATGGGCGAGGTTTGCTTTTGCGTCATCCACATAAGAAACCGGAGGATTCTCTATTCTGCTGGAACAGTAAGGGCAGATATGAACTTCCGGCAGAGCATTGAAGAGTTCGGCACCTTCCAGACGAAAAACATCCCGATCCAGGTCGGTGGAATATTCGCTCATTAGATTTGCGAATTCTTCGTGCATGGTATTGCATTCGGCAATCCTGCTGTTCAGAGCATAGATCTGGTCCATGAAGGATTTGCTTTCTGATACTGCCTGCGCCATTGCAATCTGGGCTTTTTCAAGTTCTGTTTCTATTCCTGAAATATACTGATAGAGATCCTCTGCGGGTGATTCTCCCAGTGCTTTCGATAATTCTTCCTGTCTTTTGCCAAGACGGTCGACGTTCTGACGAATATATGTCATAACGGCTTCCTTCTTGGCTTTTTTTATTTTCGGGTCTTCCTCTTTTTCAATCGCTCCGGCATCCTTTCCGCTCATAAGGAAAAGCAGTGCGGCAGGAGAGGAAGTTGCGGCATTCACTCCGGCTTCAGGATTCATCAGCACAGAACCTTCACGGGAAACATAAGCCTGGCGAATTAGGAACATATGCAGAAAGCTTCGCCAGGTCAGAAGATTTGTGTTTCCGGCTTGCGAAGCAAGGATGTCGTGTGGTCCATCAATACCAATCAACTGCAGCAGTAGTGCATTCAGATTCTTTTTCGCTTTGTGATTTGCACTGTATTTCCCCGGCTTGTAATCCGGATCTGTTCCGGACACCGTTATCGAAGAATCACCGACAATACGATTGAGAATGACATTGCCTTTTTCCGTGACCAGAACAAGCGTGATGCTGTTATAGCCGTACATATCGTTCAAGCGAAAACGGGGATCGTTTTTCTTCGGAAGCCAGGAAAAGATGTAATTGATGCAGTCAATAATCAGGCTTTTTCCTGTGTTGGACGGACCTATAACGAGGTTGACACCTTTTTCAAAATCAACGGACGCTTCCGGCAGTTGGGGTCCATTCAACACCAAGCGTTTAATATATACTTTTGCTTTAGGCATGGGCTCCTCCCTCTGCAAGTGAATCGATAGCATGATCCTTTATAAGGTTGCACAATTGTTGACCGGTCATACTGCCGATGTTGCGAAATACTTTGTAAGCTGTGTGCCAGTAATTATTAGCATAATCGGAATGAAGAACCTGAACGGCACTTTTTCCGGATTCGGAGAGGGTATATTCCGCTCCGTCTTTGGATGATGAAATTGAAAGAAGACCTCTTGTTACAAGATTTCCGATGGCATCTTTCGTCAGGTACTTCCGATTGGCAAATTCACTGAATCGATAGCTGCCGTTGCCGTTTAGATTCGTATCGGAAAAACCATAGTCGGCGGCATAGGTACTTATAAAATCAAGAGCGCAGAGCTTGTAATCCGAAAGTGCCTGATCTTCAGCAACATCGAGGAGAAGTAAAAACCGGAGCGACATTTCAAAAGCAAGCCGAGCAGAGTTTTCCATCATTCACTTTACCCATTTCAGCTTGTCCTCATTCACCAGGAAGTGACATGCCCCTTTCTTGATTTCACTGCTGATCCAATACGGGGATTTGCTTAAAAGATATGTAGCCACTGGTGCATCGACCGCCTTCTCCATTACGGCCAATAAGCGTTCATATCCATTTACGTGTTTTCGGCTTCGCTCCGTGTCTTTAACACCGGCGTATGTTGCTTTTTTCAATTCTTCAAACTGCCCGTCAAGCAGATTTGTATGCAGTTCTTCTATCCCGCGCCGAATCGACTCCGCAGCAAAGTATTCGATTCTTCTGTCTTTCAGATCCTCAAGATACTCGGCAAATGACTGAATGCTGTCGGCATCCATGACATCGAGCCCTTCAGCATCGGCATAGGCACAATACAGTGCTGTTATATACTTGTGTTCTTCCGGCTGTATCTCCTCCGGTGGAGACAGCTTCTCCGGAACAGGAATAGACGAAATTGCCCGCTCAAGCGTAGCAATTGCCGCATCGGAATTATCCTCGGGAAAGCTGCTGATTTCAGGGAGCTTTGCTTCGGAAAGGATGGCATCCCTAACAAAATCAATGGCGGCTTCGATAATCCCTTCAAGGGTCTCGTCATTTTTATATCCGATATTTCCGAGCTGTTGAGCAAGAAACAGGGAAGAATCGTCCGAACAGTCAAAATAGTGTTCCTCAAAATAAGCGGCAAGACCCGCTCTGTTTTGATTGCCAATGATGTGCTTTGCGTCATCTCTGGATAACGGACGCTCGCCCCTGAAAATTTTGTCGACATACTTGGGATCAGATTCCAATATGGCAAGTTCCGGACACTCATCGGTGATGAAGTTACCTATAACAGCGATAACGAAATCCGCATGGCTTTTTTCATGGGAACCGAAATAAGGTTCAAGAATCTGAATTGCATTGGCAAATGTCATTTCGGCTCCTTTCTGCCGCTTGGGGTTTTATGGGGTTTCCAGGGGGAAAATCCAAGAGGGCAATTTGATAAAATTATACTTGTAATAAGGCATCTGCTATTTTGAAAGCAAACAGAACTTTTGCGAAAATAGACAGATATATTATATTATAACACATAAATGTGTAAATGTCAATATGTTGTTTGCGAATGTGAAAATAGTGTGCATTATTACATAACAAATTAAATATCACAAGTCCGGATGCATACGGGCAGAGGATATCAAATACGGAAACACCAATGCGGTACAGCCGCTGGTGGAAGCGTATCAGATACCCTTGGTCTTGTGCGTCCGATTATAGATGTACGGGTTTCAAGCGTAGCTGATTTTAGCTTCCTTGAAGCCCGTTTTTTGTTTGTCCTCTGTCCGACTGATCCGGCAGGAAGGATAAGCAATATGAAACTCTATTTGTACAACGGATTAGACGGAAACGGTAAGGCGACTTATCAGGCAATTGAAATCAGTAACAGCGAAGCGGATGCCTGGGTGCAGATTGATTTTGAGAAACAGCGGAAGGAAAAAGGCGATAAGGCAACGCCGAGGACGGCACAGCAGATTGCAGATGAGATGAACAAAAATGAGTACAACAGCGACCGGCGATACCGATATATGTTGGACCCGACGCAGGTTATCAAAGCCGAAGACGGCTACGATGGTGCGGAAGAAGCATCCAGGGCGGAGCTTATATCGGACGATACATATAATCCTGAAATTCAACAGCTTGTTGATGAGGAAGAGAGGGAATCCCAAGAGCGGGTTGAAATGTGGCTGTCTGTTCTTTCAAGAAAGCAGAAGAAAAGGTTGACTGAGTACGTAATTAACGGGAAGACCCTGACAGAAATAGCCACAGCGGAAGGTCTTCATCCTTCTACGATTGACGAGTCCATTAAATCCGCAATCAAAAAAATAAATAAAAAATTTCCCAAACACCCCGAAAAATGACCACCCTTTTCGCAAATGTAATAGAAGGACATGTTCCTTCGAGTCTTGGAAAGGAGGTCATCCCCATGAGAAATGCACTCAGAATCAAGGTTTCCCAAAAGATGGACAGCGGCGGCATTGTCTCCTGCCGGGAAAAGAGTATCCGTAAATGGCTTCTCAATAAGCTGTTCGGACAATCGGAGAGGATCACGATTCTTGTTCCCGGCTGTGATGTTGCAGAGGTTCAAATCGTGGACCTTGATCAAAACTGCGGTAATGAAAAGAACACACAGGAGGCATGAAAATGAAATTACCAGAAAAACCGATGACGAAGGTGTATGTGTGCTCGCCCTTCCGTCCGGTTAGCAAAGAACCCAGAAGAGCAGAAAAAGAGAAAAAAGAGAATATTGCCTTAGCCCGACATGCCTGCAATGTGCTGACAAGATACGGTTATCTGCCTATAGCACCACATTTGTTTTTTCCACAGTTTCTCTGTGACGAAATTGAAGAACAGCGGGAACTTGGAATGCTTCTCGGCAGAGAACTTCTCTGCGGATGTGACGAATTGTGGGTATTCGGGGAACGCATCTCGGAAGGAATGGAAGTCGAGATCAAGCAGGCAAAAGCCTCTGATATTCCGGTGTACTATTTCAAAAAGCCGGATGATCTCATTCTCTCAATGCTGAAGGTCAACAAAGAGATTGTCAAAGGTGCACCCGCAGTGAATATGTTCAACATCTATGCGTATGTTCCGGAAATTCAACTGAGGACGGAACTTGATAAGGAGAGTATTTGTGAAGTGCTTGATTCTTTGATGGTTGCCATAGGAAAAGAGGCTATTCATGACAGGTAACACTCCGGTAATGCCGATCAAAGTAAATGCCTACAGGCATCAGCAGGAAGCATATGACTTTGTCCTTCGGCTATTCCGGCAAAACGGCGGATATGGTGGGGCGAGCCTGCTCATGGAAATGGGTACGGGTAAGACCTTGACTGCGATTGCAGCGGCGGGAACGCTGTCCGATGAACTTCGTATCAACCGGCTTCTGATTGTAGCACCCCTTTCGATTCTCGGTGTTTGGAAAGAGGAATTTGAAAAATTCGCCGATTTTCCCTATGCGCTGGAAGTGCTGGAAGGCACAAGTGATAAGAAGCGGGAACAGCTGAGAGGGTTTCGAGGAGGCGGTTTGCAGGTTGTGGTGGTGAACTACGAAAGCTGCTGGCGGCTTGAGCGAGAACTCTCCGACTGGTCGCCGGACATGATCATTGCTGATGAAGGGCACAAAATGAAATCCCATCAGACACAGGCTTCCAAGGCAATGCACCGTCTGGGGACAAGGGCAAGATACAAGCTCCTTTTGACCGGCACGCCCATCACCAATAAAGCCATCGACATTTTCAGCCAGTACAAGTTTGCTGATTCCCGTGTTTTCGGGACGAGCTTCTATTCTTTTCGCACCCACTTCTTCAATATGACCGGCTACGGCAATCACACGCCTGTTATGAAGAAGGAGCGAGAAGAGGAGTTTATGAAGCGGATGCACAGCATTGCGTTTAGAGCAAGGAAAGCCGACTGCCTGGACCTGCCGGAAGTGACGGACATCGTTCATAAGATCAAATTGGAGCCGAAAGCCATGAAGCTCTACAACGGACTCGTCGAAGAATCCTATGCGGAGCTTTCCAAAGGTGAACTCACTGTCACCAATGTGCTGACCCGTATTCTTCGGCTTTCGCAGCTGACCGGCGGATTTCTCTGTGCCGATGATTCAAACAGGGCGGAGCAGGTGAGCGGTGCAAAGTTGGAGGTGCTGTCTGACCTTATTGACGCATCTGTGCAGGAGGGACAGAAGATCGTGGTTATTGCCCGTTTTGTGGCTGAGATAGAAGCTATCAAGAAAATGCTTGAAAGTAAGGGTATCGGGTACTCTGTTATTGCCGGAGGCGTGAACGACAGGGAAGAACAGGTGGCGAAGTTCCAGAACGACCCGGACACGATGGTTTTTGTCGGTCAGATCGCAACTGCGGGTATGGGAATTACACTGACTGCCGCAAGCACGATGGTTTTCTACTCGCTGGATTACAGCATGGCAAACTTTGAGCAGGCAAAAGCCCGAATTCACCGTGCCGGACAGAAATACCCTTGCACCTATGTCTATCTGATTGCCGAGAAGACCGTCGATGAAAAAGTATTGAAAGCCCTGAAAGGAAAAGCCGACCTTGCCAGAACCCTGGTTGATGATTTCCGCAAAGGCAAGAATCCCTTTAAGTATGAGGTGACCTATGGATAACGAACAGAAAACAATATCGAATGAACAGAAGTTTGCTCAAATCTATGAGCTTTCGGACAAGCTGAAAGCCCTGCGTGACGAGAAGACTTCGCTGGAAAACCGTGAGAAAGAGGTTGAAAAAGAAATCAAGGAAACGGATGAAGCGATGGTCACTCTGATGATCGACACCGAAACACCGAGCTTTACCCGTGCTGGATTTACTTTCTCTCTGACCACGACAACCCGTGCATCTGCGGTAGCGGATTGCAAGACCGAGCTGTTTGAAACACTGAAAAAAGAGGGCTATGGAGACCTTGTCTATGAGACGGTCAATGCCAACAGCCTCTCCGCTTTCGTGAGAGAGCAGATCGAAAACAACAAAGACGAGCTTCCCGGTTGGCTCGAAGGACTGGTCAATGTTTACGACCAGAAGAGAATCGGGGTACGCAAATCAAGCAAAAAGAATTCTTAAATGATAGGAGATTATTGCAATGAGTAATGAAGTAATGAAAAAAGAAGCGACTGAGATCGCAGTGCAGAAGAGCGGGTTTCTTGCACTTGGAGACTTTGACCTGGCATCCGCTATGGCAGAGGAAATGGACGGGCTTTCCGTCACTTTTGACCGTATCAAGCTTCCAGCAGGCGGCATGACCGTTTTTGAAATGCCGGGCGATGATCCGGACAATCCCGAAACGGTGAAGGAGTTTTCCGCCGTTATCCTTTCTCAGCATCCGCTCCGTGCCTACTACAAGACCCAGTACACCGGTGGCTCCAATCCGCCTGACTGCGGTTCTTATGACGGCGTTATCGGTATCCCCGGTGAGAACAGTGGCTGCGTGGGCGGCAACTGCAAGACCTGCCCGTACAACAAGTTCGGTTCTGACGGCAAAAAGGGGAAAGCCTGCAAGGAACGCCGGCGCCTTTACCTTCTCAAGGAAGGAGAGATTTTCCCGATTCTCTTCTCCCTGCCGACCGGTTCTCTGCAGACCTTCAGCAAGTACATCATGAAGCTTCTCGGAAAGGGCTATAAGTCCAATTCCGTGGTTACACGCTTCACACTGAAGAAAGCCACCAGTAGCGACGGCATCGCCTATTCCCAGGCACAGTTTGCCATCGACCGTGTGCTGACTAAGGAAGAGTATGCCCTCATCGATGGGCTGTCGAACCAGGTGAAGATGATGCAGAACACCGTAGCCTTTGAACCTGATGTTGAAGAAGCACCGGAGAACGCACCGCTTGTTGATCCCGAAACCGGAGAGATCATTGAACCGTTGAACTGAGGATTTAAGGGAGCGGAAGTGGCACTGCTTCTTCCGCTCCCGGATTGGAGGAAACTATGTTAAGCCCTTGTTATGAATATATTTGTTCGCCGACCTATGAAAAAGGCTGCGATGAGTATCTGAACGCCACAATTTTGCATAAGCGTCTGAAAGAAGAAATTGAAAGATGCAAAAAGCCCTGCAGGGAAGATAGCAGAAGGGAAATGGAAGCTAAGATTCGTGCGTATGAACTGGTTCAGGCCATCATGGTCGGCATCTGGAATGAAGGCGACCGGCTGTATATCAAAGAGAAATATCCGGAGGGACACAGAAATGAGAAGCCACATCGGAGCGTATAGAACCGGCATCGACACGAAGATGACGAAGAAAGATACCATTCTTCTTTGTCTTGAGTGTTCGCATTTTCTTTCCCAGCACGGTTGTAATGAAGGCGAAGACAAAGCCGGTACGGAAGCTCTGTATAAAGCCGCAATAATTCTGCTGTGCGAAGACGGATGCCTTTTCAGTCGCAGAGAACCGGATAAATGCTATGACCGCGATGAAACCATTAACGAACTGTATGCCTATTTTGACTTCCTTCGTGCCTTCGGAATGGATAATACTTCTCAGGGAATTATCATCAACGCCATTTGCTATCTTTCGCACAAACCGTTCAGAAAGGTAAGAGCAGAGGCACCCTTTCAGAAAAAGCAGGGCTGGCTTCGTGAGGAAGAAGGGAGGAATGACGAATGAGCACGGATTATAAATGTGTCACAACTGTGGAAGGCATCAAAGAGTATCTCGGCAATGCCGAGGTTGTCGCCTTCGACTACGAAACCGCACCGAATGACGAATATCGCTCGGAGGAGCGGGCGGCTCTTGACCCGGCGAAAGCCCATATTGTCGGCTGTTCCTTCTCGGTAAAAGCGTATACCGGAATTTATGTGCCGGTGGCACACCTTGCCGGAGAGAACATTGACAAGGAAAGCTTTATGTCGTTTTTGCGGAGTTTCCTGTCGGACAGAAGCCGCATCAAGGTAGCGCACAACATTGCCTTTGAATCAGCGATTTCTTATGCATCCGGCATGGTCACTCTGCCGCCGGTCTACGATACGATCTGCGCTTCGCAGATGTCGCTGAAAAACACCTATGACTTCCGCAACCTCTCTGACAGCGGTCTGAAGACCCTGGCAAAGAAACTCTTTGATGAGCCGCTTCCGACATTTGAAGCGGTCACGGACGGAAAGTCCTTTGACGAACTGGACGGACACGATCCGGAAACCGTGAGGTACGGCTGTGCCGACTCGGATTTCGCTCTGCGGCTTTATCACAGGTTCAATGAGTGGTTTGACCGCTTCCTGCCGAAACACCGCTTCATCGTGGAGAATATCGAAAGCCCTACGGCGGTTTACCTCGGCATCATGAAGACCAACGGTATCCCCGTGGATATTGACCTGATGGAAAAACGCAAGGTGGAAGCCGAAGCGGAGATGGAACGGCTTAAAGGTGAAATTGCTGCCATCATCGGGGATGTACCGATTGGGGCGAATTGCTCAACGCAGGCATTCAAAACCTATCTCTACAAAGACCTGGGACTGCCGATCCTCAAAACCACAGAGACAAACCGTGAAGCCGCTGACGATGAAACCATGGTTCGTTTGAAGGAATGGTGTGATGAGTTCCGACCGGAGCTGTCTCACCTTTTTGAACTGGTGCAGGAATACCGTAAGTGGGGGAAAATCAAATCGACCTATATCGACGGCTATGCCAAGTACATCAACAGTGCGACTTTGAAGATCCACCCGGATTTGTTTGCCCTCTCAACAGATACCGGCAGGATGAACTGCCGAAATCCCAATGCCCAGAATATGCCCCGCAAGACCAATGACCCTATCGGCATTCGCTCTTTCATCAAGGCACCGGACGGACATTATATCCTGTCCCTGGACTTTTCCCAGATTGAGCTTCGTGTGGGAGCTTTCTACTGCAGGGACGAAGTGATGATGGGTGTTTACCGCGAAGGCGGAGATATTCATGCCGCAACGACATCGGTCATTTTCGGATGTACTTATGAAGAAGCGAAGGGTAAGAACTTCCCCGGATATAAGGAACATCGCACCATTGCCAAGAATGTCAACTTCGGTACTTTCTACGGACTCTTTCCGAGAGGGCTGCAAAGAACACTGAAATTCAAAGCGGGTGTGGAACGCTCTTTGGGCGAATGCGAGGAGATCATCAATAGTCTGAAATATGGCTATCCGGCATTGCATACCTGGCAGGAAGAAACGAAGGCCGAAGCCGCAAGGAGAGTATATACCGAAACGTGGCTCGGCAGAAGGCGGTATCTTCCGTCTATCCTTTCAGACAACTGGGGACAGAAGTCCTTTGCGGAGCGGTGTGCCTTAAACACGCCGATTCAGGGAACGGCGGCAGACATTCTGAAATTGGCTATTGTTCGTATCCTTGAAGGCTTACCGGAGCGGGAATGGCTCAAGCCGATCCTGCAGATTCACGACGAACTGACCTTCGTGATTCCGGAGAACAAGCTGGATGAAGCCGTGAACTTTATCCGCTCCTGCATGGAAGCACAGCCTTTCCCGGAATTTGACCTTCCCCTTGTGGCGGAGGCGTCTTTCGGTCATGACTTCGGGGCAATGGAAGAAATGGAGTAAGTCATGAAAAATAATTTATATCGCAATTCCTCCGGCTGTTATGACCCGACAGCCGGGGAAGCGATGAGCAATATCATAAGGGATGAACGGAGAGAACGAAAGAAGAACGCTCCGCAGTCCAAACCTTATCAGCCGAAGCAGGCTGAAAAGATCGTTATACCTACAAAACAAGAAGAAAAAACGGAGGTGCCTACAGATGAAGATATCGGCATTTGACATTTTGAAATGCTTATTTGAGCCGGATGAGACGGTCTGTTTCCGTGTGTTCGATGATAAAAAGCGTGGCGTTTTCCCCGGCATGAAGCTGGAGTGTCAGCTCGGAAAATACGCTCAGATGGAGCCGGTTCTGGCAGAACATAACTCTCACGACCGTGGCGTGTTCTATGTGGTCAATTACGGCGGTCAGTCTGATGATGCGATTTCCCGTGTCAACGCACAGTTTGTGGAGATGGATGATTGCAGTTTTGAAGAACAGCAGAAAAAGATCGATGCTTTTCTTCTTCCGCCGTCCATGATCATCAAGACGAAACGCTCCCTTCATGTTTACTGGTTCATGGATAAGAAAGCCGAGGTCGGTCGCTTCCGCAAAATTCAGGAACAGCTCGTCAAGCAGTTTGACGGTGACCCCGTCTGCGTCAATGAATCCCGTGTGATGCGTCTTCCTGGTTTCAATCATTGCAAAGGCGATACGCCGGTAATGGTGGAGTGCATTCTTTTTCATCCGGAACGCAAGTACTCGCAGGATCAGCTCTCGGAGCTTTTGCCCGATGCGGAAGAAAAGCGGGTCATCGCTCAGAAGGGAACCGAGAAGGGACTGGATATCATCTGCCGTGGCTGTGATTTCATCAAGCACTGTAAAGAGGATGCCGCTCACCTTGCGGAACACGACTGGTATGCGATGATCACGAACCTTGCACCTTTTGAGGGTGGTGTGGAGCTGATTCATCAGTTGTCGAAACCCTATCCCGGCTACGATGCACAGGCTACGCAGAAGAAAATCAATCATTACTTTGAGAGCGGAACAAGACCCATCAACTGCGTGACCATTGCGGAGAAAGGCTATCGCTGTCCGAAACTGGCTACCGGCGAGTGTTCCTGCAAGTCTCCGGCTTCGATGTGCTATATGCCGCTGGACGCTGAGACGATTGTGCAGATGATTTCCGAACTGACCATTACCAATGATCCCATTAAGGATACGAAGACAGCCCAGGAGTTCATTGAACGCTGGCTCTATAATCAGGATGAAGTGACCGCAACGGCTATTATCAATTCGGCAATGCGGGAGCATTTTCATTTCAAAACCGACTTCCTGCGTCCGCTTCTGCAGCATTATAAACGCTGTGCAAAGAAGCACGAGAACGCATCTCACGTCCGTAAGACCTCGGAAGATATGGGGCTTCCCGCATGGTACACGGTCGGAAATTACGGGGTAAAGTTTCTTCCCGGCATTCTCGCTTTATCTATGTCGAGGGATGAAAATGTCATTTATGCCGCCGATCAGCATTTTCTTTACAACAACGGTGTGTATGAAGAGCTGACCGAAAAGCAGTCGCTTCGTATGGTTCAGCAGAAAATGCTGCCTTCGGAAACGAAGATGAGTCAGATCGTGGATGCGGAGAATCAGTGGGAGCTGATTATTCAGAAAAACATCCGTGACCTTAATCCGAACCCCTATATTATCAATCTGAAAAACGGACTGTTCAATGTGCTGGAAGGCAGCCTTTCCGGGCATACGCCGGAGTATCTTTCTACGGTACAGCTTGGGGTCAAGTATGATCCGAAGGCGGACTGTCCCCGCTTTAAACTCTTTCTCATGGAAGCAATGGGCGGAGACGCGGAGCAGGTGAAGCTTTTGCAGGAGATGCTTGGCTACTTTCTGATTCCGGTTCAGTCGGCACAGAAATGTTTTGTCATGGTGGGTGTGGCAAGTGCGGGTAAATCCGTACTACTTCGAGTGCTCAACGAAATTCTGCTCGGCAGACAGAATGTATCGAATGTATCTTGGCAGTCGTTGAATGAGCGTTTCAAGACGGCAGAGCTTTTCGGTAAGCTGGCGAATATTTTCGCCGACCTTCCGACAAAGAACATCGACGACAACGGCATCTTTAAAGCACTTGTAGGCGAGGACTATCTGACCGTGGAGAAGAAGAACAAGAACCCCTTCAGCTTTCAGTCCTATGCAAGGCTCCTGTTCTCCTGCAACACGATTCCGAAGAACTACGGAGATAAAAGTGATGGCTTTTACCGTAGGCTCATCATCGTCCGTTTCAATCATGCGGTGCCGGAAGAGAAAAGAGATCCGCATCTCATCGAGAAGTTCCGTGCGGAAGCAGACGGTATCTTTATGTTTGCACTGGAAGGCTTGAAGCGGCTGATGGACAACAACTTCATGTTCAGCGAGACCGAGGCGAACAGGGCAGAGCTTCAGCAGTACCGCGAGGACTCCGATTCCGTGCTGTCTTTTGTCAACGAATGCTGTGAGTTGGATGACAAGCAGGAAAAACCGTCGAGCGTGGGTTCGACCGAGCTGTATAACGCCTATAAGCGGTACTGTGAAGAATGTGGTCTGAAGCCATTTTCACAGAAAATGTGCATTCAGCAGATCATTTCTTCCTTTGACACCGTAACGAGGGACATCGACCGTCTCGGCAAACGGCGTATCCTGAAAGGAATCCGTCTGACGGAGGTCCTTGGGTAGAGCCATATCAAGAACAGGTAACAGATGAACACGGTTTTTCTATTTCTTATATACACCAATTAAAACACAAAAACCTTTGTTTATTTTGTTCCATATGTGCAATAGGGATTTTCGTGTCAATGTGTCAAAGGAAATCCGAAAAACCGTGTGATTCCTGCCTTTTTGAGAGAATGCCGTTTGACATATGTGTCGGCGGCAGCGGAAAGGAGAGAGACGATGTCGGAAGCGGATATTGTAAAAGCAATTCTGAAATATTTAAAAACCGTACCGCAGTGCTTCGCCTGGAAAGAGCACGGCGGGATGTACGGGATAGCAGGCATCCCGGATATTATTGCCTGCATTGGTGGTCGCTTCTATGGCTTTGAGGTCAAAACCGATAAGGGAAAACCTACGAAGCTCCAGGAAGCGACCATCCGAAAAATCCTCGGTGCGGGCGGTACCGCTTTGGTTGTCCGTTCGGTTGCTGAGGTGCAGAGCGTGATCGAAGGCTCTGTGCAATGCAACGATAAGTAAAGAATAACGAAACAATGCCTCAATGCAGCGATGCTTCTGAAATAAAAGTAAGAAACGGAGGTGTCGGCATGAGAGATGCTTATCAGGAATTAGGTTCGGCCATCGTCGTACAGGGAATCAAGGATTACCTCCTGTATGCCAAGATGGTGGTAAAACTTTCAATCATCTATCTGACTGAGGAAGAGACGGGTAAGGGCAACCGGCTGATTACAAGTTTTTCAGACAGCAGACGGTCGTATCTGGAATGTCGGCACTTCCTTCTTTCCGAGTGGTACGAGATGCTGTCGGATACCAACGGCAGAGCCGTAAAAGAAAAACTGGATGCTAAGGTGAGAGAGTATGGAAATAAAAGACTATTTAATGAAACCCACAAGGTTATATCAAAAGATTAAAAAGAACGAGGACTGTGCCGCTCACTGGCATCGTATGGCATCTACCGTATCTGCTCCCACCTATGACCGTGAAAGAGTAGCAGCAAGCAGAAACACTAATGCTCCGTTTGTTGCACCTCTAGAAAAAGCAATTGACCTGGAACAGGTTATACAGCGGCAGTACGGTGAACTGGCGGAACTGAAACGGGAAGTGACAGCGGTTATTTATCTGCTGGAAGACCCAATGGCACAGCTTGTACTTTTGAACCGGTACATCCGACTGATGGATTGGGAAGACATTCTGATAGAACTGTCTTTGCCGAGAGCCTCGATGTTCAGAATGCACCGTGATGCACTAAAGGAATTGGAGGTTAAAATCAATGCTACATAATCCTATTGAAAGAAGGCTGAGAAAATATAGTCTGCAAAAAGCGGAGATGCATTATCTGGAAACGGAACTGCGGACGGCAAAAGAAATGCTGGAAACCTTGGACGAGTTTCAGATCACCCTTGATAATGAAGTGCAATCGAAAGTGGATGAGCGTATCAAAAAGCTGGAACAGCAGATTGCTGACCTGCAAAAAGAAAAAGAACTGGTTGAAAAGGTCATCCTTGAACTGGAAGATGATATAGCAAGGGAGATTTTCAAACTGAAATATTTCTCCAACCAGGTCTGGGCAGACATAGCCAAACGAGTAGGTTATACCGAAAGGCAATGCAAGCGAATCCATGATGATACGATTGAAAAGGTCATTTCAGAAAAATTATTTTGAAAATGTCCGAAATGTCCAAAATGATACTTGCGGATACTTTTCATTGCGGTAAAATGGGTACGATGAAAAAGTGCATCAAGAGCCTCGCGTGTGCGCCCCGTGCGTACCCGTGGGGTTTTTCTTTTGCCAAAAATATCAATCAGAAAGATGAGGAACAACCTATGAGCAGAATCATTACCTGTGAGCAAGTGTCGGACGGACATCCTGACAAAATCTGTGACCAGATTGCAGATGCCATCGTTACCGATTGCCTTGCCCACGACAAAAACAGCCGTGTGGCTATCGAGTGCCTTTTTAAGGACAGCCACCTGATTATCGCCGGAGAGCTGACAAGCAAGCACCGACCGGATTATGCCGGACTTGCGTGGGAGGTGCTGAAACGCATCGGATATGAGGATGCGTACCTGCAGCCGTTCCCCGGCAACCTCGACATCGGCATCATGGTCAGAGAACAGTCTCCGGACATTGCCCTCGGCGTGGACAAAGGCGGAGCGGGTGACCAGGGAATCATGTACGGCTATGCCACCAACGAAACGCCCGAGATGCTGCCGCTGCCCTTTGCGGTTGCGACCAAGTTTCTGAAAGTGCTGAAGAATCATCCCAGTAAAATGTTCAAGCCGGATGCCAAAGCACAGGTCAGCTTCGACTATGATACCGGCCGCATTACCACTTTCCTCTGCTCCGTACAACACAGTCCGGATGTGGAAGTGAGTGACTTTCGTCATATCATCGAAAGCCTGATGGTTTTGGCTGCTTCCGAGTACGGGCTGAACGGCGACTTTGAGAAGCTGGTCAATCCGACCGGCAGATTTGTCATCGGCGGTCCTGTTGCCGACTGCGGTGTTACCGGCAGAAAGCTTGCCTGTGATACTTACGGAGGTGTCGGTCATATCGGTGGCGGTGCCATGTCGGGAAAAGACCCGACCAAGGTTGACCGCTCGGCGGCTTATGCTGCAAGAAAAATCGCACGGGATATTGTTCGTGCCGGTTATGCCGACAAGTGCGAGGTCAGCATTGCCTACGCCATCGGAAAAGAAGATCCGGTATCCGTTACGGTGGATTGCTTCGGTACGGAATACCAGAGCAAAGAGTTCATCGATGCCTTTGTGAAAGACAGCTACGACCTGACACCGAGAGGTCTTATTGACGGAATGGAACTTCTGGATGTGGACTACAACCTTGTTTCATCCTACGGACACTTCGGGAAACCCGAACTTCCCTGGGAACAGTAACCCCAGGGGCGGGGGTCTCCCAACCCGAATTTACAAAACAGAAGAATCCGAAAAAGATTCTGAAAAGCCATAATCAAAACCTCCTGTGAAACAACGGGCCGTCATATGTGGGTGCTTCCTGCATATGGCGGTTTCGCTGTCTTACTTTCACTGCTCACTTCAAATGCGGAAGTGGTCGGTGAAAATCAGACAGCTGATTTATGAAAAAAGAAACGAGGTGAAACCCATGCCATACAAACCCATGAAACCCTGTCATCAACCCGGCTGTCCCGAATTGGTAGAACCGGGGAAACTGTATTGTGCAAAGCATCTGCCTTTGCATCCGGAAGTCACTCGTTCTGCAGCCGAGCGTGGTTACGGCAAGCGATGGCAGCGAGTGAGCCGCCTGTTCCTGCAGGAGCATCCATTCTGCGTGGAATGCTTGAAGGATGACCCACCGAGGTACACCAAGGCGACAGTGGTTGACCACATCGTTCCGCACCGTGGTGACCGGCGACTGTTCTGGGACAAGACAAACTGGCAGCCACTCTGCAAGCGACACCACGACAGCAAGACCGGTCGTGAGGACAGCCGACCGACCTACACCTTCTGACGGTGGCGGTGGCTTCCGCACCGGGGCTTGGGCAGGGCATCGACCCCGCCCCAGGGGGATTTTCAATCTCTACGGGCAACCCGCAGAAGACCGGCGCCCCCTCTTGCGTTAAAAAACGCGGAATTGATAGGCCGGGGGTCTAGGGGCGCGGAAACGGCATCGCAAAATGTAATTGTCGGCGGTGCCGGAATATAGAAAAGTGTGGGAAAACAGGCGAAAAACACGGCGATCATGTGATTTTTTAACTGAAATCGTAAAACGGGCAGCGCAAAATGCGGCTGCGGATATGCCGGGCAGGACAGTATGGGAACGGGGCAGTTACCTCGTTCTTTTTATATGCTTTTTTGATGTTTTCGCAGAATTATGCGGTACTTACGCCGGTATATCGGGAGGATAAAACGACATGATCACGCTGAAAGAACATAATATAAAGCCTTACGAGGAGCTTTGTCGGATGCTTGAAGAACAGGACAAAGTTGCCTATGTCTCTGCGACCGGAACTGGGAAGAGCTATGTGATTGGCAAGTATATCGAGGATCACAATTTGATTGATGACACGGTCATTCTTGTGCCGTACTTACCAATCAAGCGCAGTTGGAAGAAACTGTTGCCGCAGATAAAGGTTTATACCTATCAGGGATTACACATGGATAGATCCATTATTGCCGGTTGCAGACTTCTTGTCTGTGACGAAATGCATCATATGGGCGCAAAAGAGTGGGGCAATGCCTGTGAAAACCTCTTTTCTGGTTTTGGCGGGAAGATCATCGGCACCACTGCTACTCCTGTTCGCTTTCTGGATAATCAAAGGAATATCAGCGATGAATTCTTTGGTGGGAATCAAGTGAGCGGACTTACTTTACCGGAGGCTGTTTCTCAGGGTGTGCTTCCGAGTTTTGAATACATTACGGCTCTTTATGATTTGCCCAAACGACTGAAGAAACGGAAAACCGATAAACCGTACACCGAAAACTTATATGCGCAATTGGATATGATGAGCAGCAAGTACTCCTTCCAGGAAATATTAAAGAAGCATTTGCAAGGTGAGGAGAATATCAAGGTTGCCGTTTTTGTGAATCATATTTCCGAGATAGGAAACGTTGAAACGATGTGTAAAGCCGTATTTCCGGAAGCACACCATTTCGTGGCTCATTCAAAGATGCAGCGACATCAGGTTGAACTCACAATCAAAGACTTTGAATCAACCGCCGGCATCTGCTTCCTATATACCGTCAACATCCTGAACGAAGGGGTTCATATCGACGGCGTGGATTCTGTAGTGATGTTTCGGAAAACGATGTCTCCGATTATCTATTTACAGCAGATCGGCAGAGCCCTTAGCAGTAATAACGCTGACAAAAGAATCAAGGTGTTTGACTTCGTTGCTAATCACTGTAATCTGAACGCTTACATGAAATCCGGCTGCAGTGTAATCGGTTGGATAAAAAACAGCATTACAGATCCGGATAGACAAATTGTAATTTCGGACTATGCCATAGAGGAGCTTGAACTCCTGGAAAAACTGAATGCTTCCGTCATTATGGTTTGGACGAAGCAGGAGGATGAGATAATTGCTGAACACTATGGCAACGAAGATGGCTTGGATATAATTGCAGAACTTCTCCCATGGCGAACAAGAATAGCCATTATGAACCGAGCAGGAATACTCGGCTGCACTACAGACAAAAGGCATGATTACGGAGATGAGTTTTATAACGATATTCGCAGATATTTTCCAGAAGAAGGCGGTACTGAAATCCTTTTGAAAATGTATCCTGGTTGTAAAAAATCGTCGTTGTCTACGATAGCTTCCAAGTTGGGCGTGCGTAAAAAATCCACACCACCTAATTGGACGGAAAAAGAAGATGGTATCTTGAAGGCTCATCCGGACGCAACCATGTCCGAGTGGAGGGAGCTTCTTCCGAACAGAACTCCTCGAGCAATAAACAGACGAAGGGGGATTCTTGGTTTAGTCGTGCCAAGAGAACGTCATATTTGGCCAGACAATACCGATGAAATCATGATGAAACATCGTCACCTTACAGCAAATGAGTTGAAAAAGGCCTTCTTTCCTGACATATCCAAAGAAGCTATTCAAGTTAAAAGAGTCAAGATTGGTGCCGAATTTCAGAAAGACATTGAGCTATAGGGGACAAAACCATGGATTATGACATAGAAAATCCGGAAAACGATGTGTTTGAGGATGGGTTTGAAGAGGCAGATATGCAGGACTTCTACGACAATGTCGCAAAACGGTTCTGCCCTGAATGCGGAGAAGCCTTCAAACGAAACCCCAAAGGCAGACCGAAAAAGTTCTGCTCCGAAAAATGTCGGAGAACCTGGCACAGAAAACACATCCATCCGGAAAACTGGAAATCGACAAGAAAACTCATCTGTCCTGTCTGCGGGAGAATGTTCCTCGCAGTCCGGGATGAAGAGTGCCAAAGAAAATACTGCTCCCGCTCCTGTGCGAACCGGGCGAGGGCGGGGAAAGGAAAAGCAGATGAAACACTACTTTGAAAAAGAATCGCAGTGCCGCACGGAGGCGGATAAGGATCTCGTTCTGGAACGCGGCACCGACGGCGAAGTAACAGAACTGACCGTTGCGGATGAGGAGGACGAGGCAGATGCTGACCACGATTAGGAATAACAGCAAGGGTGACCTTGTTCGGGTCGCTCAGTATCTGACCGGATCTGAAACCGCAGTTACATCGGCGGGCAACTTCACAGATGCTTTTGCGGCCGATGTGGAGAACTGGCAGAAAGCACACGGTTTGACGGTTGACCGCATCATCGGTCCCGACACATGGACGAGCATCGCACAATCCGCTCCGACCATCCGTTACGGCAGTAAAGGCAATGCGGTCTCTGCTGTTCAGCTTCTGCTCGGCGGGCTGGATGTAGACGGTGATTTCGGCAGTAAGACAAAAGCCGCCGTGATCGCCTACCAGTCGGCAAACGGTCTGTCGGTTGACGGCATTGTGGGAATCAAGACGTGGTCGAGTTTAATCCTCGGTGCGGGAACAGAAACTAAGGGCTTCAAACAGCCCGTGGATTACAAACAGTACGATTCCCGTTGGGGAAGCAAGAATTACACCTCCACCGGAAACAAGAATCAAACGATGCAAAACTCCGGCTGCGGTCCTACCGCCTGCGCCGATGTAGTGGCAACGCTGATTAATAAAACGATTACGCCCTGGACGCTTGCACAGCTTGCCATGCAGTGGGGTGACCGAACCGTGAATGACGGAACGGCGTGGTCATTTTTCAAGCACATCTTCAATCACTATAAGGGCTTTTCCAAGTTCATTCAGACTTCGAGCCTTTCGACCATGAAAGCGTGTCTGGATGCAGGCGGCTATGCGGTCTGCTCCATGGGTTCGGGGTACTGGACAAGCGGCGGGCATTATATCTGTGCGTGGAAATATGACGGGACGTACATTTATTGCAACGATCCGGCAAGCTCCACAAGGAAAAAGCAGAAGGAGTCGGACTTCAAGAGTCAGGCGAGACAGTACTTCTGCTTCTACAAGTAAGAATGTGAGGTATCCATGAAGAAAACCTGTGAATTAAGAGTAATTCCGGTTGGAGAGCTGAAACCTGCGGAGTATAACCCCAGGAAGAAGCTCAAGCCGGGAGACAAAGAATATGAGAAAATCAAAAACTCCATTGAAGAGTTCGGCTTTGCCGATCCGCTGGTGGTCAATAAAGACATGACCATCATTGGCGGTCATCAGCGACTGACTGTGGGCATGGCTCTCGGATACACCGAAGTGCCTTGTGCCGTGGTCGATGTGGACAAGGTCAGAGAGAAAGCACTGAATATCGCCCTGAACAAGATTACCGGCGCGTGGGATGAAACCATGCTGGCTGATTTGCTTGCGGACATTCAGGCATCGGACTTTGACCTCGGCAAAACCGGTTTTGAGCCGCCAGAGATTGAAACACTTTTTAACAGCGTCCATGACAAAGATGTCAAGGAAGATGACTTCGATGTTGAGGACGAACTGAAAAAGCCTTGTTTCTCAAAAGCCGGTGACATCTGGCACCTCGGCAGACACAAGGTCATTTGCGGTGATTCGACTCTGCCGGAAACCTATGTGGCATTGCTTGAAGGTGTGAAGGTCAACATGATTCTGACCGACCCGCCTTACAATGTCGATGTGGAAGAAACGGCCGGAAAGATCATGAACGACAATATGTCCAAGGATGATTTTTATAAGTTCCTGCTGGCGGCTTATACCCAGATGCACGATGCCATTGCGGATGACGGTTCCATCTATGTGTTCCATGCGGACACGGAGGGGCTCAACTTCCGCAGGGCTTTCGAGGATGCCGGATTTTATCTTTCCGGCTGCTGCATCTGGAAGAAGAACGCACTGGTTCTCGGTCGTTCCCCTTATCAGTGGCAGCATGAACCTTGCCTTTACGGTTGGAAGAAGGGCGGCAAGCATCAGTGGTATTCCGACAGAAAGCAGACAACCATCTGGGAATACGACCGTCCGAAGGCAAGCAAAGACCACCCCACCATGAAGCCGGTGGCGCTGATGAGTTATCCCATCAAGAACAGCACCATGACCAACGGCATCATCCTCGACCCGTTCCTCGGCAGCGGTTCTACCATGATCGCCTGCGAGGAAACCAACCGTGTTTGTGTGGGTATCGAGCTTGACCCGAAATTCATGGACGTGATCGTAGCTCGTTTTCGCACAGCTTATCCGGACAAAGCAAACGATGTGTATGTCATCCGTGACGGACAGAAGCTGACCTTCGATGAGGTCACGGCAGAAATGGACGGTGCGGAAAATGAAGAATGATAAGCTGACCCTCGGCAGCCTGTTTGACGGCTCCGGGGGTTTTCCTTTGGGCGGACTGCTGGCGGGCATCACGCCGGTGTGGGCTTCGGAAATCGAACCCTATGCCGTGCGGGTAACGACCAAACGTCTGCCTTTTGTCAAACACTATGGAGATGTTTCTAAGATGGATGGCGGGAACATCGAGCCAGTTGACATCATTACCTTCGGCAGTCCTTGCCAGGATATGAGTGTTGCCGGGAAGCGGGACGGTCTTGACGGTTCAAGGTCGTCTCTTTTTTATGAAGCCATCCGTATAATCAAAGAAATGAGGAAAGCAACCAATGGAAAATATCCAAGATATGCCGTCTGGGAAAACGTCCCAGGCGCTTTCTCCTCCAACAAAGGAGAAGATTTCAGATGCGTCCTCGAAAGCTTCTGCAAAATCTGCAATGAAGCCGTATCTGTTCCTGTGGCTGATAAGTGGCTTTCTGCCGGGGAGATCCTGGGAAACGGTTACTCAGTCGCATGGCGAGTGTTCGACGCGCAATACTGGGGAACGCCCCAACGCAGAAAACGCATCTACCTTGTCGCAGATTTTACAGGCGGGCGTGCCGGAAAAATACTCTTTGAGTCGGAAGGCCTGTCTGGGTATTCTGCGGAGGGCTTCCGTGCGTGGCAAAGAACTGCCGAAAATCCTGAAAAAGGCGCTGGAACAGCATGCAGAGAGAATGAAGGACTGAACAGTGTGTTCGCTATGGACGGCTATAACGGAAGTATGTCTGAACAAGCCTCATCCATCGGAACGAACTGCGGAATGTCCACCGGAAGAAACGGATTAGTCCTCTGCGACCAAGGCGGCAATCGCATGGATGTGTTAGAGGACAAAGTTGCCACGATTCGTGCGGAGGCACATCATCCGCCTATCGTGATGGAGTCAGCGGGATTCTGCACGGAGCATTCAGCAAAGAGCAGAAGCATCGGGTATGAGGAAGAAACCTCACCGACATTGAGAGCCGGGGTTGTTCCTGCGGCTCTTGCGGTTGAAAACTATCCCACGGACAGTCGTATCAAAATCGATGAAAACGGAAATGTTCAGACTTTAACACGTAGAGCCGGTTCGGGAGGTAACAACGTACCGCTGGTTATGGAGCAGAAGGTTTTCGGTGTCTGTGCCAAAAACAGCAACTCCATGAAATCGGACAATCCGAACAGCGGATTCTATGAAGCCGAAACCACCAGAACGCTGGATGCCAACGGCGGCCGTGCCGACTGCAATCAAGGAGGAATGGTCGTTGTCTGTGTGGATCAGGGCGGCGGGAAGTCCTCTGTGAATATCTCCGAGGAACTCGCTCCGACCCTGGCTACATCCCACGGCGGTGAACCGGTCGTTGCCTTTGCGCAGAACCAGCGTGAGGAAGTCCGAGATTTGGAAGGAAAATCCGGCGCACTTGCGGCTGAACCTGGCATCCATCAGCAGACCTTTGTTCTGCAAGGGTCGATGATTGGCAGAGCCGACAAGAACGGCCCCCAGGGAAGCGGTGTCAATGAAGATGTCTGCTTTACTATTGATTGTGCCGACAGGCATGCGGTCGCATACGGTATCGGTCGTGATGCTTTCAATCAAGGGCAGAACGCATTGTATAAACCTGCCATTGAAGAGGAAGTACAGCCGACCCTCGTTGCCAAAGGTCCGGGAGCGGTTGCCGAGCCGACATATTCGGCAAGCAAAGCGTCTTTCTTTACCATGGCTTCCGAGGAAGTGGCAAACACACTGGTGGCTACGGATTATAAAGACCCGCCCATCGTCAACGATGATGACGAGGATGGTGTGCATTATATCGTCCGCCGACTAACACCTACTGAGTGTGCGAGATTACAGGGCTTTCCGGATTGGTGGTGTGCCAATCTGGAAACCAAACACCCGACAATCGGAGACCTGGACTTCTGGACAAAGGTCTTTGAAACCCATAGAGAACTGGTTACACACGCTTCCAAGCCGAAGACGGAGAAGCAGATCATCAAATGGCTGAAAAATCCGTCTGCGGATAGTGCGGAGTACCGTCTCTGGGGGAATGGCATCTACCTCGGTAACGCCTACTTCGTTCTCTCCGGAATCGTGTGGGCGGATGGATTGGAGGGCGGCAATGAAGATAGCGATTATTGATGCCGACCTCATCGGCAGAAAGCGACACAGGTTTCCGAACCTCGCCTGCATGAAACTGTCCGGCTACCATAACAGCTGTGGTAATGAGGTTATTCTCAAAACAGACTATGGTGGGTTGGATAATTTCGATAAAGTCTATATTTCAAGGGTTTTCACTGATACAAAAGTGCCGGATGCCGTTCTGAAGCTTGCCAATGTGAGCTTCGGCGGTACCGGCTTTTATTATGACAAAGCTCCGAAACTGCCGGATGAAGTTGAACATCATAAGCCGGATTACCATCTGTATGATGACTGGGTGGCAGAGCAGATTACGGCAGGGAAGAAACCGAGGGAGTTCTCCTATTACACAGATTACTCCATTGGTTTTCTCACCCGTGGATGTTTCCGGAAATGCGGCTTCTGCGTGAACCGAAATTATGACCGTGTGCAGATGCACAGTCCGCTGTTCGAGTTCTACGATGAAAGCCGTCCGAAAATCTGTCTTCTGGACGATAACTTCTTCGGCTGTCCCAACTGGCGAATGCTTCTGGAGCTTTTGCAGGCAACCGGCAGACCGTTTCAGTTCAAGCAGGGACTGGACGAGCGTCTGCTCACCGAAGAAAAGTGCGAGCTGCTATTCCGTTCCAACTACGACAGCGACTATATCTTTGCCTTTGACAACATTGCGGATATGCCGCTCATCGAAGAAAAGCTGAAGCTGATCCGAAAGTACACGGGCAAGATCCCGAAGTTCTACTGCTTTTGCGGTTTCGACCGAGAGGGAAAATGGAACATAGACTTCTGGCGGCAGGACATCATTGACCTGTTCAGGCGGATAGAGCTTCTGATGAAGTATCGGTGTCTGCCTTATGTGATGCGATACAACCGCTACACGGAAAGTCCGTGGTTCGGGATGTATATCACCATCGCAAGGTGGTGCAATCAACCGGGATTTTTCAAAAAGAAGTCCCTTCGTGAATTTGCTCTTGCCAACGGTGAGAATAGTTCGGCAATGCGGTATCTGACAGCCTTTGAACAAGCTGTGCCGGATGCCGCCATGTATTCAGATATGAAATTTAGCGAGGTACCCCAATGAAACTGTTATTGTTTACGGCTGATTGGTGTCAGCCCTGCCAGGCTATGAAGCCGATTATCAAAGAAGTGGCAGAGGAATGTTTGGCGGATTATGAGTTTATCAACGTCGAAACCGAAGACCCGAGAATTCAAAAATACCTGGTCATGAGTACGCCAACCATTGTTATCGAGGACGGCAGGTTGATGAAAGCTCGGTTTGTCGGATTCCAGTCTGCGGATATTCTTAAAGCAGCAATTATTTCTCCTGAGTGGAGTTAAGGGTTTCTTAGAAGATGTGAACTTTCTGATATGTTTTTCACATAATCGTTGACTTCTGTGCCTGAAAGAGTGATCTATATAGACACCGTAAGGAAACCCTTATGGAATAAGCATTTAGGAGGATTTTGAACATGACAATCAATTACAATGTGACCGGCGCGGAACGCAAGAAACTGGTTCAGACCATCGCGGAGATTCTGGAATGCGAAGCCAAGTACCTCGGTGTTCCGTCCTGCGCCTACCAAATCGACTACTTCACAGTCGATAAGAACGGAGTTCTGAGCTTTGACGACAGCGCCGACAGTGAGGAAATCGAGCAGCTCATCGAAGCCCTTTGTGAACGGGGATTTGAAGCGGAAGTTGAGACCGAGGAAAGCGTCATTGCCATTGCTTACCCGATGGCAAAGCTCGGTGAAGAGGGACTTACGAACCTTAAGAAGTACGTGGAAGCCAAGCATGACCTTTTCTGCGAGGCTTTCGGCACGGATGAACTTCCCCTTGAAGCCGATGAGGAGAAGGTTTCCTTCCCCTGGTTCGACGGGGAAGCAACGCCCGAACAGGTACAGGCTTACAGCACTTTCGTGTGCAAGCTCTGCGAGATGATGGCAACGGCAAAGCGAGTGACCGCTACCGAGAAGCCCATCGACAACCCCAAGTACGCGATGCGCTGCATCTGCTTGCGCATCGGACTGATCGGCAGCGAGTACAAGGAAATCCGCAAGGCGATTCTTGCCCGACTGTCGGGAAGTTCGGCTTTCAAGCAGGACCCTCGCAAAGAGTACGCACCCGGCTGTGACCCCATACCGACACCTGAAAACACGGTGGCTTTCGATGTGGAAGAAGCCAAAGAGCGACTGCAAGACCCACAGGTTCAGGAAGAAATCAAAGCCATTTTAAACGGTGAAGACGAAGAGGACGAGCCGGTCATCAAGACCGAGGTCGTTGCGAAACTCACCAATCCGGAAGGAGCGATTTGCAGATGAAAAGCGGACACGACAGAATCATTGCCATCCTGATGGAACGGGATGAGCTGACCGAGGAAGAGGCAAGGGAGCAGGTCGGGGAAGCGGCCGAGCTTATCAATGAGATTGTTGCCAGCGGCGGCAGTTACGAAGAAGCGGAAGAAATTCTGCTGGATGATTTGGGCTTGGAGATGGATTACATCTTCGACCTGCTGCTTTGAAGGAGGCTACCATGTTTCAGATTTCAAAAGAGACCCTCGCAAGACTGAGGGAAACCTACAAACCCGGCACCCTTGTGGAGCTGGTTTCCATGAATGACCCTTATCCCGGCAAACTTCAGCCGGGATGCCGTGGTCGGGTTACAGCAGTCGATGATATTGGCACGGTGTTCGTGAATTGGCGGTGCGGCTCATCTTTAGGGATCGCTTTCGGTGAAGACCGAGCCGTGGTTCTGGACGATGTGGTTACCGTCTGCTACGGCGAGCGGAAGGAATGGGATACCAGAGAAGAAGCACTCCGCTTCTTCAAGGAAGGTATGGCGTGTTCTGAAGGCTCGGAAAGAGAGCGTTACACAAACATTGTGCTTGCCCTTGAGGCAGGAGAAAAGGAGGCCACAGATGGCGAATAAACCGTTGATTGATGACAAGGTCTTCGAACAGATCATGGAAGTCCGCGACAGCGGTCGTTGCAATATGTGTTCTGTGAAAGAGGTTCAGTACCACGCATTTCACATGAACCTGTACGAGCTGGTAAATCTGATTGAAGAACATCCGAAAGAGTACTTCCATTTCATCCTGACGGGTGACCGTGGGGAATCAAAGGAAGAAGAGTAAAACACAGCACAGAAAGAGCTTCGGCTCTTTTTGTCGTACAGAAGATATGGAGAAACAAACGGAAATCATCCGTTCCGTTTCCACCGATCAGACGGAGATCCTCAAATGGATTATGAAATTGTATGTGCCGGATGGCTTTGAAGCCGACAGCACCTATTCCAAGGGCGGCTTCTACAAGGACATCCCACCTCCGAGACTGCGGTTCGATCTGAACCCTCAAAGTAAGGATGTCATTCAAGCCGACTGCCGGGAACTTCCGCTTGCGGATGAATCCATCAGCAGTCTGATGTTTGACCCGCCGTTCCTGGCAACGACCGGAAAGTCGCTGAAAGAGGATAAAGGGAATATCATCAACCGAAGGTTTACCGTCTGCAAAAGCGAAACGGAACTGCAAAACCTATATACCGATGCCGTCAGGGAAGCAGCAAGAGTGCTGAAGCCGGGCGGTATTTTTGTGTTCAAATGTCAGGACAAGGTTTCCTCCGGAAAGCAATACTGGATGCACTGCTTTGTGTATGAGCTGGCACTTCAAAACGGCTTTGAAGCGGAAGACCTCTTTGTGCTGATCGCCAAGTCAAGGCTCGTTGCTAACTGGCAGAGGACTCAGAAACACAGTCGGAAATTTCATTCATTTTTCTGGGTATTTCGGAAGAAATAGCACCAGATTATGTGCAAAAAGATTGTGTAGATTATTATCGATATAGTCGTTGACTTTGTGTGCATTCAGAGCGATCATGATCACAACCAAAGGGCAGAAGCCCAAATTCAAGGAGGAAAACACCATGACAGACAAGCACATCAAGCAGATTGAAAGCCAGCTTCCCGCAGGAGAGCAGATCATCAAGATGTACAAAGCCTTTGAAGGTGACATCAGGGTCATCACCAAGGACAAGAGCGGATACGAGATCCGATACACCTGCATCCTGGATGAGAACCTCAACGTGACCATCAAGAAGTTCTGAGGAACACAAAAACAGAATAAGCACAGCTTCAGCTCCGAAAGGGGGCTGTTGCTCGTAGTAGGAAGTCGCACCAATGACGGTGGCGGCTTATTTTTTACCCATTTTTGAAGAAGGGAGGTTTCGGAGATTGGCAACGAGAGGAAGAAAACCAACACCGACCGCAATCAAGGAGCTTGAAGGCAATCCCGGAAAGCGACCTTTGAACGATAAAGAACCAAAGCCTGTGAAGAAAGCTCCGGCGTGTCCCAAGTGGCTCGAACCGGAAGCGAAAAAGGAATGGCGGCGGCTCGTCAAACAGATGGAGACGCTGGGTATTCTCACCCAAGTGGATATGGCAGCATTCGCCGGTTACTGTCAGGCATACGCAAGGTGGAAAGAAGCCGAAGAGTTCATCACGCAGCACGGCTCCATTGTGAAAACTCCGTCCGGCTACTGGCAGCAGGTGCCGCAGGTTTCCATAGCACAGACCTATCTGAAAATCATGAATCGATTTGCGGAGCAGTTCGGTCTGACCCCGGCATCCCGTTCTCGGATCATTGCAGACTCCGCTTCCGGCGGCGGTATTGAGGATGAAATGGAGGCATTGCTTGGGGGTGGTTCGTAATGGCTGACGAAAGACCGAGGAATTACCCACGGCTGAAAAACTATCAGCCGTCCAAGTTTATGCTGCCGACCTCGCACTACGATGCGGAAAAAGCCGACCGCGCCGTTCGTTTTATCGAAAACCTGCGGCACACCAAAGGAAAGTGGGCAGGGAAACGGTTCTGGCTTTTACCATGGCAGGAACAGATCGTCCGGGATGTGTTCGGCATCGTCAATGAAGACGGCACACGGCAGTTTCGTACCGCTTTTATCGAGATTCCGAAGAAGAACGGAAAATCGGAACTGGCGGCGGCCATCGCCCTTTATCTGCTTTATGCGGATAACGAACCATCCGCCGAAGTGTACGGTGCGGCAGCCGACCGGCAGCAGGCATCCATCGTTTTCGAGGTCGCCAAGCAGATGGTGGAAATGTCACCGGCGTTACTTAAAAGAAGCAAGGTCATGGCGGCAACCAAACGTATCGTGAACTACACCAATGCCGGTATCTATCAGGTATTATCTGCGGATGTTGGCAACAAACACGGTTTCTCCGTTTCGGGGCTTGTGTTCGATGAGATTCACAATCAGCCGAACCGGAAGCTCTACGATGTTCTGACAAAAGGTTCTTCTGATGCCCGAAGCAATCCGCTTCACTGTATCATCACCACAGCCGGTACGGACAGGAACTCCATTTGCTATGAGCTGCACACCAAGGCACAGGATATTCTGGACGGCAGACGAATCGACCCGTCTTTCTATCCGGTGGTTTACAGCCTGCCGGATGACTGGGATTGGGAAGATGAAGAAAACTGGTACAAGGTGAACCCGTCTTTGGGCTACACCATTACCATTGACCGTATGCGGGACGCTTTCCTCGAAGCAAAGCAGAATCCTGCTGACGAGATCACTTTTCGCTGGCTGAGACTCAATCAGTGGGTGAACAGCACCACGGCTTGGATTCCCGATGCCGTGTATATGCAGGGCAACAAACCGATAGACCTCAGACTGTTGGAGGGCAGGGACTGTTACGCCGGACTTGACCTGTCCAGTACTGATGATATTACCGCATTTGTGATGATGTTCCCACCGAGAACCGAGGATGAGGGCTATATCATGCTGCCGTTCTTCTGGATTCCGGAGGATACCATTCCGAAGCGTGTACGAAAAGCCTCCGTGCCTTACGATGTATGGCACAGACAGGGGTATATCAACGCAACCGAAGGAAACGTCATCCACTACGGATTCATTGAGAAGTTCATTGAGGAACTCGGTAAGAAATACCACATCAAGGAGATTGCCTTTGACCGTTGGGGTGCGGTGCAGATGAGCCAGAACCTCACCGGAGCGGGCTTCACCCTTGTGGATTTCGGTCAAGGATATAAGGATATGAGCCCTGCCAGTAAGGAATTCTTCAAACTGATGATGGAAGGAAAAATCATCCACGGCGGTAATCCGGTGATGCGCTGGATGGCGGGCAATGTGGTGATTGAAACCGATCCTGCCGGAAACATCAAGCCGAACAAGGCAAAGTCACCGGAGAAAATCGACGGCATCGTGGCGGCTGTAATGGCTCTGGACAGATGCGTCCGTCATCAGGAAGAAGACAATGTTTATAACCATCGCGGAATGATTTTTCTATAAGATTGGAGGAGAATATGGGAATCAAAGAAGCAATAACCGGACTTTTTAAACCGAGGGATGCCCCTCAGAACAGAACATCCGGCAGCGGATACGCCTTTTTCATGGGCGGCTCCACATCGGGCAAGTATGTCAACGAGCGGACAGCCATGCAGATGACGGCGGTATACGCCTGTGTGCGTATTCTGTCGGAGGCGATTGCCGGACTTCCGCTGCATCTTTATCGGTACAACGATGAGGGCGGGAAGGAAAAGGCAATTGAGCATCCGCTGTACACCTTGCTTCATGATGAACCCAACAAAGAGATGACATCGTTCGTCTTCAGAGAGGTTCTCATGACACATTTGCTTCTGTGGGGCAATGCCTACGCGCAGATCATACGAAACGGCAAGGGTGAGGTCATCGCACTGTATCCGTTGATGCCGAGCCGAATGACCGTGGACAGAGACAAGAACGGACAGCTGTATTACCAATATCAGATGACATCCGAGGATGCGCCGACCATGAAGGGGACAACGGTTGTGCTTGACCCTTCCGAAGTGCTTCATGTACCCGGCTTAGGATTTGATGGCATTGTCGGCTATAGTCCGATTGCCATGGCCAAGAACGCCATCGGTATGGCGATTGCCTGTGAGGAATACGGGGCTAAGTTCTTTGCCAACGGTGCGGCACCTTCCGGTGTCCTCGAATATCCGACCACTCTCAATGACCCGGATAAGCTCAGAACCGCATGGCAGTCCCAGTTCGGCGGCAGTGAGAATGCCGGTAAGACGCCGGTACTGGAAAACGGACTTCACTATGTGCCTATCGGCATCAAACCGCAGGAGGCACAATTCCTGGAAACCCGAAAGTTCCAGATTGATGAAATTGCCCGTATCTTCCGTATCCCGCCCCATATGGTAGGTGACCTCGACAAGAGTTCCTTTTCCAATATTGAACAGCAGTCCTTGGAGTTCGTGAAATACAGTCTTGACCCGTGGGTGATCCGCTGGGAACAGAGCCTGTCACGGGCTCTTTTTTCTGCCGAAGAAAAGAAAGAACTGTTCTTCAAGTTCAATGTGGAGGGACTGCTTCGAGGGGACTACGCAAGCCGTATGCAGGGCTATGCCACTGCAAGACAGAACGGCTGGATGTCTGCCAACGATATCAGAGAACTCGAAAACCTCGACCGCATTCCTGCGGAAGAAGGCGGGGACCTGTACCTCGTAAACGGAAATGTAATGCCCCTTTCGATGTCAGGCGCGGCCTATATGAAGAACGGCAATACAACAGCACAACCAAATGAACAACCAAACGAAGAGGAGGATAAGAATTCCGATGAAAAACAAGAAGTTCTGGGTGTGGAAGAACCAGACGGAAAACGACACCGGATCGGAGCGGGTGCTTGAGCTTTACGGATGCATCGCCAATGAAGCGTGGTTCGATGACGATATCACGCCGAAGATGTTTCATGATGAGCTCTTTGCCGGTTCCGGCCCTGTCACCATCTGGCTTTCCTCACCAGGCGGCGATTGCGTAGCCGCCAGTCAGATTTATGCCATGCTGATGGATTACAAAGATGACGTGACCGTGAAGATTGACGGTCTTGCGGCATCGGCGGCTTCTGTCATTGCCATGGCAGGAACAAAGGTGCTCATGGCACCTACGGCACTGATGCTGATCCATAATCCCATCACCGGTGTCTACGGCAACCGTGAGGATTTGGAAAAAGCCATCGATATGCTAGATGAGGTCAAAGAAAGCATCATCAATGCCTATGAGATCAAGACAAGCCTTTCGAGGGCAAAAATCAGCCATCTGATGGATCTGGGATTCCTGATGCACGCCGGAACCGCCATAGAGCTTGGCTTTGCGGACGGTCTGATCGGAGATAACAAGAAGGGTGTCAAGGATACCTTTTCTCACACTTTCTCCGGCAAGGCGGCTGAAATCTCCATTCTGAACAAGATGGGATTGATGGAAAACCATGTTGAAACGGTGGCAGAAACTGAACAGGAAGAACCTGCGGAAGAGGCCAAGCCGGAAGAACCCAAGAGCGGTGAACCCGTGACTGAAACCCCGGCAGAGCCGGAAATCAAACCCGCAGAGGAAGCGAAACCCGCCGAACCTGCCGGTACACCTGTGAGTGATCTCGAAAAGAGACTCAATTTATTAAAATAATTTTTTGGAGGAAAAACACAATGAGCAAAATCAATGAACTGCGCACCAACCGTGCAAAGACCTGGGAACAGGCAAAGGCATTCCTTGACTCCCACCGCAACGAAAAGGGTCTTCTGTCCGCAGAGGATACCGCCACCTACGAGCGTATGGAGCAGGAAATCGTTGACCTCGGTCATGAGATCGAGCGTCAGGAAAGACTCGACGCTATGGAGCGTGAGATGCAGAATGCGACCAGCAAGCCCCTCACTTCCAAGCCCGACAATCAGAAGCAGGATGAAAAGACCGGCAGAGCTTCCGATACCTATAAAAAGGCATTCTGGAATCAGCTCCGTATGAGGGGCGTTTCTCCCGAACTGAGAAACTCTCTCACCGAAGGCACCGACAGCGAGGGTGGCTACCTTGTTCCGGACGAGTTCGAGCGTCAGCTCATTCAGGGACTGGAGCAGGAGAACGTCATCCGTGCTCATGCCCATGTCATCACCACTTCCAACGGACTTCACAAGATTCCGGTCGTGGCTTCCCACGGTACGGCTTCCTGGATGGAAGAGGAAGATGCCTACACTGAAAGCGATGAAGTTTTCGGTCAGGTGAACCTGGATGCCCACAAGGTAGGTTCTCTCATCAAGGTATCCGAGGAACTTCTGCAGGATTCCGCTTTCGACCTTGAAAGCTATATCCACGGCGAGTTTGCCCGCAGAATCGGTGCCAAGGAAGAGGATGCCTTCCTTAACGGTAACGGTACGCACAAGCCTACCGGTATCCTTAACGGAACCGGCGGCGCACAGGTAGGTGTTACTACCAACAGTTCTACTGCTATCACTGCAGATGAAATCATTGACCTGTTCTACAGCCTCAAGTCTCCTTATCGCAAGGATGCCATCTGGATCCTGAACGATTCCACCATCAAGGCAATCAGAAAGCTGAAGGACGGTAGCGGTCAGTATCTGTGGCAGCCTGCCCTTAAGGATGGAGAACACGATACCATCCTCGGTAAGCGTTACTACACTTCCGCATTCGCTCCTGAAATCGAGGCCGGTGCCAAGACCATCGCATTCGGCGATTTCTATTACTTCTGGATCGGTGACCGTCAGGGTATCAGCATCAAGCGTCTGAACGAGCTTTATGCAGGTAACGGTCAGGTCGGCTTCCTGGTATCCAAGCGTCTTGACGGAAGACTTATCCTGCCTGAAGCCATCAAGGTGCTTCAGCAGAAGGCGTAAGGAGGTGCCCTATGAGCTATAACACAAAGAACTATACCGAACAGGGTGGCGATGTCACCCATTTCGGTGGAAAAGTTATCTTTGAGGAAGGCTGCGAGGTAGAAGGTGGTTCCTTTACCGAAGTGCCTACAGCGACGAAATCCAAGAAAGGTGTTGTCAAAGTCGGTGACGGCTTAAATGTCAGCTCCGGCACGATTTCCGTTGCGGAGGCTTCCAAGACCGTGGCAGGCGGCGTGCTTGCTGTGGATGATCTGGAAGACTGCGAAGCTACAGATGTTGCCGGTATCAATGCCTTTCTTAACAACTACCTGCTTGTGCGTCTTCGCTCGGCAGGTATTTTGGTTAGCGAAGAATAAAACTGCGGGGCGGCATCGGATGAAAGACTCTGGTGCCGTCCTTCTATTGGAGGAGACCTATGACCATTACACTGGCAGAAACCAAAACCTATCTGAGAGTTGATTACACGGACGATGATGATCTCATCCAGAGCCTTATCGATTCTGCTATAGATATCTGTGCCGATGTGTCAAGGCACACGGTGGAAGAGTATATCGCAGCGACAGACGAAAAGACCCATATCGCTCTGCTTTATACAGTCGCTTATCTTTATGAGCACAGGGAAGAAGCAGATCATAAGAAGCTGAAGCTCGATCTGTGGTCTATCTTAGAAGGATACAGAAAGGCGGCGTTCTGATGGATATTGGTGCACTGAATGAAAAGATCACGATTCAAAGGAACGTGCCGACGGTAGATTCCATCGGAAATCACCGGGAAGTCTGGACGGATTACTATACCTGCCATGCAACGGTCAGCGGCGAGGAAAGCTCCGTAAGCTCTGAAGCTGAGGAAGCCGGTCAGCGTGTAGAAAAGGGTAAGATCGCTTTTACCGTGCGCTGGTGCAGTGCTGTTTCCGCAGTCACTTCTACCGAGTTTCGGGTTTCATTTAAGGATGAGCTTTACGATATCACCGGTATCGACCACATGAACTTTAAGAAGAAGTCTGTGAAGATCATGTGCATGAAAACGCGGAGGTAGTCATGGAGAGAGTATCTGTAGACGGCCTTGCCGATGCTGTCATGAAGGGTCTTGAGGAATACGCCAAACTTGCAACGGATGAAATGAAGGAATCCGTCAAAGAGGCAGGCAAGTTCTGCAAGAGCGAAGTATCGGCAAATGCCCCTGTGAGGACCGGAAAATACAAGAAGAGCTGGAAGAGCAAAACCACGTCGGAGAACGCCAATGCCATTCAGGTAACGGTGTATTCATCAAACCGCTATCAGCTGGCCCATCTTCTGGAGCATGGTCATGCCAAGCGAGGCGGCGGGAGAGTGAAGGCTATTCCTCATATCGCACCTGCAGAGGAGGCGGCAGAGGAAAAGCTCTTAAAGGATATCGAAAAGGCACTGGGAGGTTAGAGCCGTGGAATCAATCGTTGAATTATTAGTGGCCATGGGCTTCCCATACGCCTATGACCATTTTGCGGAAGGTGAGTCACCTGACCCGCCTTTCATCTGTTATCTCTGCCCGGAGAGCAATAACTTCTCCGCAGACGGCAGAGTGTATAAGAAGTTTAATACAGTTCATATCGAGCTGTATACCGACTACAAGGATCCTGAAATGGAGCTGACGGTTGAAGATGTACTGGATGAAGCCGGTATTTTCTACAACAAGTCTGAAGTCTGGATAGACTCCGAAAAGCTCTATGAGGTCCTTTATTCATTTGAAATGGAGGTCAAAGAAAATGCCTAAAAACAAAGTGAAATATAACCTGAGAAACGTCCATTATGCGCTTCTCACCTTTAACGCACAGGGTAATCCTGTGTTCGGCACACCGGTGCATATCCCGGGTGCGGTATCCCTTTCTCTGGAAGCAAACGGTGAGCCGTCTATTTTCTACGCTGACGGTTATGCCTACTACACCGTGTCTAACAACCAGGGCTATGAAGGTGACCTTGAAATCGCTATGCTTCCGGATTCTTTCCGTACAGATGTATTGAAGGAAACCATGGACAGCAATTCAGTCCTGATTGAGGATGCCACGGTGGAGACCGCTGCCTTTGCGCTGCTTTTTGAGTTTGACGGAGACCAGAAGAAGATCAGGCACGTCATGTATAACTGCACGGCAACTCGTCCGACCATTGAGTCCGCGACCAACGAGGAAGAGATCGAAGTCAAGACCGAGACCCTGACCATCAAGGCATCGCCTCTTGAAGGCGGCTATGTCAAGGCAAGAACGTCCGATAATACTAATGCTACAGCCTATAACAACTGGTACTCCAGTGTATATATGCCGCAGAATGCGACTTTCGGTGTTTCTCCCTCGAGCATGATCCTGGGTCTTGAAGATAGCGGAACAGCGACTATTGCCGGTGCACTTGGTACTGTAACGGCGGCTGTCACGATTGAAGGTGAGACTACCGGTATGGTGCAGGCCGTTGTTTCCGGTTCGACACTTACGATTTCGACTACCGACCAGACCAGAGAAGCAGAGTATGTTGTCACACTGACCGACGGCGGCAGAACGACCGGAAATACTGCAACCGTTGAAGTGACAGTTGTTGATGAGGGGGAATAATAAATGGCAATCACAAAAAAGATAGAAATCGACGGCAAAGAGGTTCTCTTTAGAGCCTCTGCCGCCATTCCGAGACTTTACAGGATCAAGTTCAGAAGGGACATCTATAAGGACCTGGCTCAGCTCGAAATAGCAGTGGATACCAGCACTGAGGACGGCTCCATGCTGGATACCTTCTCGCTGGAGCTCTTCGAGAATATTGCCTATATGATGGCTCGCCATGCTGACCCGACCATCCCGGACACCCCGGAAGAGTGGCTGGAGGACTTCAACACCTTCAGTATCTATCAGGTGCTTCCGCAGATCATTGAACTGTGGGGACTGAATATCGAATCCGAGGTCAAGTCTAAAAAAAACTTCCAAAAACTGAGCGGGAAATGACCACCCCGCTCTTTATGCTCCGATGTGTGCAGTTAGGGATCTCCATCCGGGATCTCGACCTGCTCACCATCGGAATGGTCACTGACATGGTCACAGAAAGCCAAAGGGACTCTGAAAAATTCGATGTGGTGGCCGGGCAGGAGCAGTTCGATGTCTTCTGATCAATATGCTCAAAAAGTTCACAGAATAAGCAGAAAAACAGCAGAAAGGAGGGCTTTCTATGGCAGGCGGTAGAATCAAAGGTATCACGGTCGAGCTTAACGGCGATAGCACTAAGCTCCAGACCGCTTTGAAAGGCGTCAATAGTGAAATCAGAAACACCCAGGCACAGTTGAAGGATGTGGAGAAACTCCTCAAGCTTGACCCCGGCAATACGGAACTTCTGACCCAAAAGCAGAAACTTCTAAAGGATGCCATTGCCGAAACCAAAGAGAAGCTTGCCACCCTTAAGACAGCCGCAGAGCAAGCCAACGAAGCCCTCCAGAGGGGCGAAATCTCCCAGGCGCAGTATGATGCCCTTCAAAGGGAGATCGCCGAAACAGAGCAAAAGCTGAAGGAACTGGAAGCCCAGGCATCCAAGTCGGCTGTTGCTCTTGAAAAAATAGCGGCTGTAGGGACAAAACTGCAGGGTGTCGGCAATGCCATCACCGGTGTAGGCAAATCTCTCGCTCCGCTTTCTGCGGCGGCTACGGCTGTCGGTGTTGCAGGGGTCAAAGCTGCTACTGACTGGGAATCTGCTTTTGCCGGTGTCAAAAAGACTACAGACGCCACCGAAGAAGAATACGAACAGTTAGCCGCAGGCATTCAGAAGATGGCAACCGAAACCGCATCCTCCGCAGAGGACATCGCGGCTGTTGCCGAAGCCGCCGGTCAGCTCGGTATCTCCAAGGAACATCTTCTTGAATTTACCAAAACCATGGTCATGCTCGGTGACTCCACCAACCTTTCAGCGGATGAAGCTGCAGTTGCTCTTGCACGATTCCTCAACATCACCGGTGAATCGACAGGAAATGTAGACCGACTGGGTGCTGCCATCGTTGACCTTGGTAATAACTTTGCTACCGATGAAGCGTCCATCGTTGCCATGAGTACAAGGCTTGCATCTGCCGGTACTCTTGCCGGATTGACCTCAACCGACATCCTGGCACTTTCAACCGCCATGAGTTCTGTCGGTATCCAGGCTGAAGCCGGTGGTACTGCCATGACGCAGACCTTAACAGCTATCGAAAAGGCAGCCTCGGATGCCGCAAACGGTTCAACGGAGGCTTTGGACAGAATCGCTTCTGTGGCAGGCATGTCTTCTGCTGAGTTTGCTTCCGCATGGGAGAACCGTCCGATTACTGCATTGCAGGCTTTCATTGCCGGACTGGGCTCTTTGGATGAGAAGGGCGAAAGCGCTACCCTCGTTCTTGACGAACTGGGGATGAGCGGTGTACGCCAGTCCAATATGTTAAAGTCCCTGGCTCTCGCTTCCGGGGTACTTTCTGACGCTATCGACACTTCGAGCGAAGCATACCAGAACAATACAGCTCTGACCGACGAGGCAAGCAAGCGGTACGAGACATTTGCTTCCCAGGTCAGTCAGCTGAAGGAAGCATTCAAAGCGGTGGCTGTTGACATCGGAAACATTCTAATTCCGATTCTCAAAAACCTTATGGGTGTTTTGCGAAATGTGCTGGACTGGTGGAACGGCCTTTCTGACGGTACAAAAAACTTCATCGTTCAGCTCGGCTCGTTTATAGCAATATTATCGCCGGTACTGATTATCGGAGGAAAAATCATCACCGGCATCGGTACGGTTATGACGATTCTGCCGAAACTGGCAGGAATTATCAACACGGTGAAGACAGCATTCGGAGCGTTAAACGCTGTGCTTGCCGCCAATCCGATTATTCTCATTATAGCGGCAATTGCGGCACTGGTTGCAGCCTTTATCTATCTTTGGAACAACTGTGAAGAGTTCCGACAGTTCTGGATCGACCTGTGGGAAGACATCAAAGCGATTGTTGCGGCAGTGGGGCAGTGGCTTGCCGAAGCATGGCAGGCAATGGGTGAAGCCATCACCACGGCATGGAATGCTATCTGCGATTTCTTTGTCAGTCTGTGGGAGAGCGTCAAGAATGTTTTCACCACGGTGGTTACGGCTATCTCGACCTTCCTGACTACGGCGTGGGATACCATTAAGACAGCAACGGAAACCGTATGGAATGCAATCAGCACGTTCTTCACCACGATCTGGACAGCGATTTCCAACACGGTGACTACGGTCATCAATGCGATCTCGTCCTTTATCACCAATGCGTGGAATACCATTCAGACGGTGACGCAGACAGTATGGAACGCCATTAGTACCTTTTTTACCACAATCTGGACGGCAATCTCCACCACGGTCACGACTGTGATGAATACCATCTCGACGTTCATCAGTACGGCATGGAACAACATCAAAACTACGGTGACCACAATTGCAAATGCCATCTGGAACGCTATCACAACGGCATTCAATAACATGCTTTCTGCCATTACCGGCACGGTGAATAACATCCGTGGTGCAATTCAGAACGGCTTTGAAACCGCAAAGAATTATATTCTGAACCTCGCATCCCAAGCCTATAGCTGGGGTCGTGACATTATTCAGAATATCGTCAACGGTATCAAGTCCATGATTTCAAGCGTTGTTAGTGCGGTCAGTAACGTGGCATCCACCATTCGTTCCTACTTGCACTTCTCGGTGCCGGACAAAGGACCGCTTACGGACTTTGAATCCTGGATGCCGGACTTCATGCATGGTATGGCGGAAGGTATCCGCAAGAACAGACCGCTCATTGTCAAAGCCATCTCCGGTGTGGCGGATGTGATGAATCTGAAAAAAGCACTGCCGGAAATGAACGCCAATCTGACCGCATCGGTTCAGGGCGGTGTCGGCGGCGGGGACTACGGTGAAGTGAAGCTCTCTCAGCCCATCATGATTGACGGTAAGGTCATCACCACCGTGGTATCTCAGATTCAGTATCAGCGAGGAAAAGCATCCCTCAGAAATCTCGGAACAGTCTAAGGAGGCATAGCAAATGGATAGAATCATCAATCTGCCGGATGGTTACAAGGCAGTTTCTTATCTGCAAGCCGACGGCAATCAGTATTTCGATTCCGGCTATGCCTTCACAGAACCGGAACTGAAGATAGAGCTGAAATACCTCAAAACAAATCTCAACTCTAATGTTTTCGGTGTCGATTCAGTCACCGGTACCGGCGGAAGGGCAATGCATGGCCATACCTACGCCAACAATTTCTACACCGGAAATACCGGAAGGGGTCTATCTACAGATCTAAAACAAGTTGTAAACACAATTTATGAGGGTTCTGTGGTCATTACCGGCGCAACGACAGCAAATCAGCAGGCCGTCATTACCCTCAACGGTAAAAGCCAGACTTTTCAAAACAATTCAAGCAGTTATTTCTTCCCCGGAACAACCCATACAGATTGCGTGTTTGGTTCGAATCGGGGTACCGGTGATGTCTTATACCTTTTGCAAGGTCGGATTTATTATCTCCGTTTCTACGATGAGGACGGTGTGCTTGTACGAAACTTTGAACCCTGTGTCAGAACCTCGGATAACAAGCCGGGGATGTACGATACCGTGGAAGGTGTATTCTATACCAATCAGGGAGACGGAGCGGATTTCACGGCAGGACCGGAAGTCTTTCTTGTCCGCTTCCTGAATTTCGCCGGGGATGACTTACTCGGTACAGTCCTTGCGGAATACGGAGAAGACATCACAAACAGAGCTCCCACACCGGAGAGCTTTACGGGAAAGGTCTTCAACGGCTGGACGCAGCCCATTACCTACATCACCGAAGCGATGACGGTCAAGGCGACCTATACGGACAGAACCTGCACGGTACGGTTTCTCAATTATGCCGGTGATGATCTGCTCGGTACGGCTGTTGTGACCTATGGGGGAGACGCCACCTCACAGGCACCGACACCGGAAGTCATAACGGGAAAAATCTTCTCCGGCTGGAATGCGGACATCACCCATGTCACCGAGGATATGACGGTTCGACCGACCTATGATGAAACGGTCTATACCGTTGTGTTCACGAAATACGGCGGCGGGGAAGCCTCTGTTCAGCATATCGCTCACGGACACAGTGCCACAGCTCCCACACCGCTTCTGGTGGAGGGACATCACTTTGTCCGTTGGGATAAAGATTTCTCCCATGTTACGAGTGACTTGACCGTCAATCCGATCTACGAACCGAATGTCTACACGGTTCGATTCCTGGATAAGGACAGGCAGACCGTGGTATCGGAGCAGGAAGTGGAGCATGGAAAAAGTGCGGTTCCGCCCACACCCGAGAAATACAGACGGTTTGTCTTTCTCTCCTGGAGCGGGAACTACTCCTATATCACCGAAGACAGCACCTTCTGGCCGGTTTATCGTGAACTGCCCATCAATCCGAGGCTTTGCGTTTACGAAGCCAACGGGGACGGTTCAAGCGGAGAACTGAAACATACCTATCGCGGTGTCAACGGCTGTTCGGTCGTTCAGAAACTGGACGGGGAATGCTCCATAGATACCAAAATCATCACCCGTCAGACAGAAGGCGTTATTCTTGCCGGTGACCGTGTGGAAGTGGAAGGACTGGTTTTCATAGTCAATGAGATCAAGAAGAACATTTCATCCGGCATCTGCTATACGGAGTTCTCCGGTGACCATGTGTCTTATCTTCTGAACAATGAGGAATACAAGGTTCAGGCTTTCGATATGACGGACACCCCGAAGAACATCCTGCGGACATTGCTATCCGGCACACCGTTTACGGTTGGAGAGGTTGACCCGACAGAAGAGGTTACGCTGAGGGTCAATAAGGATGCCACCAGACGCGCCTGCCTGATGCAGCTCATTGCTTTGACCGGCTGTGAGATCGAATACTACGGCTACAGCATCGGAATAAGGAGCCATGTGGGAACAAGCATCCCGATTGAAATCATGAAGACCTCATTGGTGCAGGATATTTTCTATACCTACAACGTGGCAGATGATACGCTGAACTATTCCTTGAGTCTCTATCAAAAGGGCGACCTTGAAATGGGGGATAATCTTCATATCGTTTTCCCGCAGCTCGGCATTGATGCTCAGAGCAGAATCGTGGGTATGGACTGGAACCCTTTCAACTACAAAGAGGTGTCCGTCACGGTCGGTCAGTACATTCCGACCATCAACGATTCGCTGTATCAATTGGAAACCACGGTCGAAGACATCCGGCAGAGTACCGCAAAATACACGGTGGAATTCGGAGAAATGATCGGAACCGGAACGATGTATTTTACCCGTGCCTACCGTGACAGACCGTATTTCCACATCCATACCGATGACGGAAGCGAGGGAACAGTCACGCTGTTAAGACGGGGCGGTTCAGAGTTTGATGCCTATATCGGTGCAACCCTCTCAAACGTATCGGCGGCAACGGTGACCTTGTTGGTGTTCTATTGTACGGTTCCGGTGGATGAGGAGGAAACCGAATGAGTGTATTTGACGGAGAAAAATATCAGACTGCGGCTGAACGTGCTTTGCAGTTCATTAAGAATCAGTTGGATATAAACCATTTCGACTACGGCATCCACTGGGGTGCAGAGTATTCCGACTGGTACGAAGGAGATGTTATGTGGGGTTCGGTCACCGGTTTCTCCGGCAGCGAAAGCCAAATCGAACCTCGGTATATATCGACAAGCCGTTTTTACGGATACGACTATACCGGTCAGGTTTCGGGAAGCTGGCGAAATGTCAGCAGTCCTTCCGATGCCGGTGTGAATATCTATGTTTACCGTGACATCGGCTATGAGGTCGTGACCTGTCCTTTGCAGTCCGGCGGGAGCTGGATAGCCGAGTGGGAATACATGGAAGTCTATACAGTCACCGACCCCATCACCGGCGAAACACACGAAGAAACCGTGTACTACACGCTTCCCGTGGAAGTCCGGGAAGGGATCAAAGAATTCCGGCTCGGTTACGGTCTTTCTTCACACTGGGAGCTTATTTCTTCCACGGAGGATATGAAAGCCTACAGAAAAGTCTACTCGCTTTCCCGTGAAGAAACAGCAGAGAATGGCGGTTATGCCTATGGGTATCTTACCGACTATTCCGTCCGTGTTTTTGCCTATGCCGACACGGAATATATGCTGGAGGACTGCAAAATCTGGAACTGCGGCAGCGGCGGCTATATCTGGTTTACCAATCACGTTACCCAGGGACACAAGATCGCAAAGCTGATTCATCCTACCCCCGGTGGCTATGAGGTCATCGGGCTTGCCGGTGCTGTTGCCAATATCGAAAGTGGCAGGCTTCCTGCTTCATTTTTTATCCCGGAAGATGATCCGCAGTATGACAAGGACGGCACACGGGCGCAGAGGGTTTACGGCTACTGCCTGAACTCTCGAACCTGGGCATACGATGTCGGTTTGGCACTTTTGGTTTTCACCACATCCAGCGATTATGAGATCTGCAAAGAGATGCTGGACAGGATGAAATTTGAGCAGAATTACGATGGCTCTTTCAACTTCTCTTACGACATCTATATCGGTCAGCTGTTTGAGGACTATGTAAGAACCGGTGCTATGGGCTGGCTCCTGTGGGGTGCGTGTTATTACGCTTTGACCACAGGAGACACAGCTTACAATGAGATGATTAAGAAAGCCGGTGACTTCCTCATCAGTCGACAGATCACCGACACCAAAGACCCTCGCTACGGACTGCTCAAGGGCGGCTACGGTACCTATGACTTTGACGATTATTCCTATATCGAAGGGGAGATCGAATGGTGTTCTACGGAACATCAGTGTTCTGCTTTGCAGGGGCTTGAAGGATGCTCCTTGGTTTTGAATGTCAAGAAGTATAAGGAAGCAGCAGAACTGATTCGAGACCAGTTATATTTCAAACTCTATGACGCTGAAAACGGACGATTCTTTCAGGGCATCAGTGCCGCGCCTGATTCTGCGTGGGCACTCGACTGTACCACATGGGCGGGAATTACGGCCTTTTCGATTCTCAACAAGGAATGTTCCTTTGCCTGTGAGAATGCCGCAAAGAACGAGTATCTGACCGAAGAAAAATTTATCGTTCAGAGCGGTGAACAGGATTATTACAATCAGCGGTACGCAAGCAGTCGTTCTTTCTCCGGCTTCAAGCCTTACAGCGACCGTGACGGTGGCTATACCGGCTCCCCGGACATCGTGTGGACGGAAGGAACGCTGGGATATGCGGCACTTGCCTTATTGCTCGGTCACGGTGATGAAGCGAAAACCTATGTGGATGAGTGCATTGCTTTGCAGGAGATCGAAAACGGAACAGGCGGTGTGCTTTATGTGACGGCTACTCATGCACAGCTTCCCTGGGAGTTTCATGTGTGGGAATCGGTCGTTTCGTCCGCCTGGTTATATCTTCTGATAAAGAATCCGGATGTGCTATTTCCGAAAACCCTGCGGCAAGTCTACTATATGGCACGGATTACCAACATTCAATCTAACGGAGGAAAAGAAAATGACGAATAAGGAACTGGCGAGAAAGCTCATTGATATCGCCAAGAATTACAAGACGCTGTATATCATGGGGTGCTTCGGTGCTCCAATGATGGCGGCAAACAAGAAACGATATACAAGCAACCATAACTACAATAAACAGGCATCACGAACTGCCATGATCAACGCAGCCACAGCCGACACTTTCGGTTTTGACTGCGTTTGCCTTATTAAGGGAGTTCTGTGGGGTTGGAACGGTGATACGACCAAGACCTATGGCGGTGCGAAATACGCCAGTAACGGTGTGCCGGACATCGGAGCGGATTCTATGATTAAGGTCTGCAAGAATGTCTCCACGGATTTCTCTCACATTGAGGTCGGCGAAGCGGTCTGGATGGAGGGACACATCGGTGTTTATGTCGGTGATGGGCTTGCCGTGGAGTGTACGCCCAAGTGGAAGAACAAGGTGCAGATTACCGCCTGCAACCGTTCTGTCAGCGGCTATAACCGCAGAAACTGGACGAAGCACGGAAAGCTGCCCTATGTGACCTATGAAGCGGAAACCGCTCCGGAATCGAAGCCTGAACCCGTACCGCAGCCTGCTTCTGCTTTCAAGAAAGGTGATCTCGTCAGAATCACCGGCACGAAGTATTACAGCGGAAAGAACATCCCCGGTTGGGTGAAGGAACTCAACTGGTTCATCCACTCCATCAGTGGGGACAGAGCAGTCATCAACAAAGATGAAAAAGGCGAACATGGAATCATGTCTCCGGTAAATGTTGCTGACCTTGCTCTTGTGACCAGCACGACTGAAAAGCCCGAACCCGCTGTAACTTACACGACCTACACGGTTAGGCGAGGGGATTGCCTTTGGAATATTGCGAAGAAGCTCCTCGGTTCCGGATCACGGTACACGGAAATCAAGGAACTCAACGGTATGAAAAACAACACCATCTATGCCGGACAGATTTTGAAGATTCCCAAGAAGTAACCATGGTGGCAGTTATAATGAGGGAGGTATCAATTGAAATGGAACAGACATGATTTTATTGTTTTGGTGATTTTTCTTGTGTGCCTTGGAGCGATGGTTTGGGTTCTGTATCGACTCTTGTCATCGCTCTACGGCTTTTTCTTATTCATTTTTATCGTATTTGTTTACGGAAGTGGAGGTTCATTATGAGTGTAACACCTGAAACCCCGCAGTCGCGGGAAGAAAAATGGCTGGCGGTCATTGCCGGAATTGCCGGTATCGAGCCGGAAGAACCCCAGTCAAGAATTGAAAAATGGCTTGCCTATATTGCGGAGCATGGTCTCGGAACTTTGACACCGGAACAAACGGCAGCTTTGAACTCCGGCATCACGGCGGCGTTGGTGGCAAAGATCCCGTCCGGTACGCTGATCCATGAAACATGGGAGTTTACCCTTGAAGACGGCACGACCATGGAGAAAGAGGTCACGCTATGGACATGAGAAATGTAAAGCATTTTCGTGTGCCGAGGCTGCCGAAAGAATATCAGGAAGTGGAATACCTCCGAAGTATGGCAGATGGGTATATCGACAGCGGCTATGCTTTCACAGAGCCGGAACTCAAAATTGAGTTCAAGTATATGAAAGAGGAAACATTGAGCACCAATCCTTTTGGTGTGGATACCAGCAGCACGGTCGCCGGAAGACTCATGCATGGACATATCTTTTCAAGTAACATTTACTCCGGCAATGGGGGCAGACCAATCAACTTTACCGAAGGGAAACAGGCAATCGGTAAAATCTGTGAGGGCAGTTTTGAACTCATCGGAACCGAACCTGATGTGCAGAAATGCGTCCTGCGTATTAACGGAGGCTCACAGACGTTAATCAATAATGCAACTTATTTTTATGGCGGGTGTGGCCTGACTGATTATGTTCTGGGTACCAGAGCCAATGCCGCCGGATCTACAAGCAGTTACCTTCTTAAAGGCAGACTTTACTATATCCGCTTCTTTGACAATACCGGCACTATGGTACGAAACTTCGTTCCTTGCTACCGGAAGTCCGATGGGGTGGTAGGTCTTTACGACCGCTGCGGTTCGATCTGTCAGCAGTCCGGAACGCCGTTTTATGTAAACATTGAAGACGGTGCTTTTGAAAAAGGACCGGATGTTGTCGGTGGATTTGTCAGACAGATCACCCGAGACGGTGTGGTTATCTGGGAAGAAAGCGAGTAGAAAATGAAATGGAAAATTGCAGCAATCGTTCTTTTCATTCTTTGGAGTATCACGCTCTGTCTTTATATGGAAGCAAGACCGATTCTGAAGAAGATGAACGGTCAGACCTTCGGGATTCCCGATGGATGGCATCTGGAATTTCGTGAGGACACAGGGGAAACCCTGATCGTTCAGGATGCGCCAATGGAAATGAGATACAGCAAGTAAGTACACTTAAAAATATGTAGAAACACGGTAGGAGCAGAGGTTTAACAGCCTCTGTTTTTATATTCAATCAGCTCTCTATGAGAGCGGAAAGGAGAAAAATATGAATAAGAGCGAAGCGACTAAACTGTGGTTTAAGGCGGCGGGCATTCGTGCCTTGAAAACCGTCTGCCAGACTGCGATTGCGACCATCGGCACCGCTGTTGTGCTGACCGATGTGAACTGGATCGCAGTGGCTTCCGCATCTGTTTTGGCCGGCATTTTGAGTCTTTTGACTTCTTTGACCGGTCTGCCCGAGGTCGATGCGGCTATCGAAAAGCAGAAAGCGGAATAAGGATTCACGGGCGGCAGGGCTTAACGGCTCTGCCGTTCAACTTTTACGAGGAGTGATACTATGGAGAATTTTCGTTTGATCGTTGAGATCGCAGGGGGCGTTGCGGCGCTTATCGCTCTCTTTGCACCGATGTACAAAAGCGTGAAGAAACAGATGAAAAAAGTGGAGCTGGTGCAGGATGCCCTGATGGGTCTGTTGCATGACCGTATTTGCCGACTGTGCGAGTCGTATCTCAGAAAAGGCTATGCCACCAACGAGGAACGGGAACAGCTCCAGGTATTGTATACGCCCTACAAGGCGATGGGCGGCAACCATAACGCTGCAACGCTTTATGAGAAAGTGATGGAGGAGTTGCCGCTTGAGAAACAGAAAGATATGAGGTAACCCATTATGAGTAAATATTTGAAGGGAATAGATATTTCCAGTTGGCAAAGAGGAATGAACGTCGGCGCAGTACCGGCAGATTTTGTGATTATGAAAGCCACCCAGGGAAGATGGCTGGTGGATTCCTGCTGTGATGTTTTCTATCAGCAGTGTAAAGCCGCTGGGAAGCTCCGTGGCGTGTATCACTACGCAGAAGGCGGAGATGCCATTGCGGAAGCTGATTATTTCCTTGATAACATCGAAGGCTATATCGGTGACGCCATTTTGGTTCTCGACTGGGAGTCTACGGACAATCCGACCTTCGGTGTGAATGATTTCAACTGGTGTAAGACCTGGCTTGACCATGTGTACGAGAGAACCGGCGTGAGACCACTTTTGTATTGTTCCGCAGCATTCAGGAACCGCTTTGACGGCATCGGCGATTACGGTATGTGGATCGCTCAGTATGCGGACAACGACCCCACCGGCTATCAGGAAAATCCGTGGAACGAAGGAGCCTATGACTGTGCTATCCGTCAGTACAGTTCCCATGGACAGCTTTCCGGTTATTCCGGTAATCTTGACCTGGACAAAGCCTATATGGACGCAGAAGCCTGGGGCAAGTATGTCAATCCGAAGGGCGGTACAAAGCCCACACCTGCGCCTACGCCAAGCGGTGGCAAGTCCGTGGAGACCCTTGCCCATGAAGTTCTGGAAGGCAAGTGGGGCAACGGTGACGATCGCAAAAACCGTCTGACTGCGGCCGGTTATGATTATACCGCTGTGCAGAACAGAGTCAACGAACTCTGCGGTGCGTCTTCCGCAGAATACTATACCGTTGTTTCCGGTGATACCCTCTCCGCTATTGCTGCGAAGTACGGAACGACCTATCAGCATCTTGCCCAGGTCAACGGTATCGCAAATCCGAATCTCATCTTTGTTGGGCAGAAGATCCGTGTGAAATAAGAACTGAATATTGCCATCTGTGATTCATACGCCGGTTGCGGAGTAGCTTTTTTTGGTTGCTCTGTGACCGGCTCTATTTTTTTCTCTTTTTTGACCTTAGATGCAGAATGTCCGAAATGTCCAAATTGATACTTGCCGATACTTTTGAAAGGGATAAACTTAGTATAATCCATAGATGCGGAAAGACACAATAAGTTATCAATTTGATTTGCCGAAACAACTTGACTTTACTTACTATTTGAGTGATCAATGATCATGCCTTGAAGCGCAGGGCAAATTCAGCGAAAGGAGTCGAAAACCATGTTCAGACAACTAAAACGACAACGGACAAAACGACATAGAAAAATGCAGGCATTCCACCGATCACCCGGTCTCTGAAAAAGAGCCGGGTAATTTTTTACCCAAAAACCAGAGCAAAGAGAGGTTCATAGATGGCAAGAGTAAAAAAACAGATTATCGTCACCACGCACAATGTAAAAGCGGATGACGAAACAAATGAGAAAAAGGTACTGCGGGCGGCGGCGTACTGCCGGGTCAGCACCTTATTGGAAGAACAGGATTTTTCCTTTGAAAGTCAGGTGACTTATTACAGAACATTCATTGAAACGAATCCGATGCTGACACTGGTGGATATTTACGGAGATCACGGACTTTCCGGGCTTCGCATGGAAAGCAGACCGGAACTTCAAAGGCTGATTCAGGACTGCAAGGACGGAAAGGTGGATGTGATCTATACAAAGTCCATTTCCCGAATTGCACGAAATGCCGCCGAGTGTCAGAAACTTTTGGATACCCTGCATGAAAACGGCGTCTATGTGATTTTTGAGAAAGAGCAGATCAAAAGCAATGATGAACGACTGCGGTTGGTGTTAAAACTCCTGGCAAGTTTCGCTCAACAGCAGAGCAATGTGCAGAGTCAGGCGATTCGCTGGTCGGTGGATGCCAGTGCCGCCATCGGAAAGCCGGTTTATAAAGCTTGCTACGGCTACCGCAAAGCTCCGCAGGAAATCGAAAGACACAAATGGATCATCCACGAGGAAGAGGCGGAGCATGTCCGCATGATGTTCGACATGATTGAAGAAGGAGGCACTTCCTACTCTGTCGCTCAAAGGATGAATGAGATTGAGCGTGAAAAGGGGAGCGACTTCGTATGGTATTCCGGCAAGATCTGCGGGATGCTTCGGAACATCGCATATGTTGGTGACATTCTGACGAACAAAACAGTGGTGATGGACTATTTGAGCGGAAAGCCCGTGAAAAACAACGGTATCAGAAACCAGTATTACCTGGAAGACCACCATCCGGCGATTATCAGCAGAGAACAGTTTGAACACGTCCAAAAGTTGATGACCGGAAGAAAAAAAGGAAGGAGCAAAAGATCATGACAATGGCAATGTCAACGGCTGTAAGAAAAAACGGAATGGTAGAAGATTCTGCCATGACAGACGGCCTCAAGATTATTTCAAGAAAAAAGAGTACGGTTGCGGAAACCGCAAAACTCCGTGTGGCAGCCTACTGCCGAGTTTCCACGGAACTGGAAATCCAGGAAAGCAGTATCGAGCTTCAGATGGAGGCTTTTGAGAAGACCATCTCCGAACATCCCGAATGGGAAATCGTAGAGATTTATTCCGACAGGGGGAAAACAGGCACCATGGTAAAGGGCAGATCGGGATTCCTTCGCATGATCGAAGATGCGAAAGCCGGAAAAATCGACCTGATTCTGACAAAGTCAGTTTCCCGTGTGGCAAGAAACACAAGGGATATGCTGGAGTATACCAGAATGATGCGTGACATCGGGGTCGGCTTCTACTTTGACGAAGAAAACATCAACACCTTAAGCATGACCTCGGAGCTTCTTCTGACGGTGTACGCAGCCTTCAACCAGGAAGAATCCCATGAGATTTCCGAATCCTTAAAGACCGCAATCAGAAATCGCTTCAAGCTCGGCATCCCCATGAAAACCAAAGCCTACGGATACAGCGTAGACAAGGAGGGAAATTGGGAAATCGTGCCGGAAGAAGCACAGGTGGTACGGCTCATTTTCTCCATGTTGATGGATGGGTATACACCGACACAGGTTGCCGATTATCTGAACCATGAATCCATTCCTACAAGGTCGGGCAAAGTAAAAGAGTGGACTTGCTCGACCATTCTCAGCATGGTTAAGAATGAGAAATATATCGGTGATGTTCTGATGCAGAAAAGCTACACGGTTGACCACTTGAATCACAGAAGTCAGACCAACAATGACCTGCTTGTTCCGCAGTATTACCTCAAAGACCATCACGAAGCAATCATCAGCAGGGAAGATCACCATGAAGTGCAAAGAATCCTGCAACTGCGTGACTCAAAAAGGGGTTACGTTCAATTTCCTTACAGCGGCTACCTTGTCTGCCCGTTCTGCGGTGCGCCGATGATTTCCTGCCGCCTGCACTCCGCAAAATCCCCGAAGGTGTGGGTGTGTTCGGGTCACGGGGAAGCCGAACGTCAGGGCGACAGAAGCTCCTGCCCACCGTACATGGTCTTTGAATCGGTGATTGACAAAGCCCTTGCGGAAGCCATCAGAAAGATTCCCGTGGCAAAACAGGACTGGCGAATGCAGGAAAAATTAACTGCGATCCGCAAAGAACTGAAAGAATCGGATGGCAGAATTATGTTCAGCTACCTTCGCCTTTTGGTTGAAAACATTACTTTCCCGATATGGAACGAGATGGAAGTTACTTGGAGGGACGGAACAAAGACAACCGTTCCGATTGAGTACGAATCGGCTTTCTTCCACCCATACCCGGAAATCGGAGAGATCATCAAAGGCAAGATTCAGTACGGCGGATTCCTTCTTGAGCGAAAGACCGCAACTTCCTCTTTCAGAGGATTGGAAGCAAGGCAACGTTTTATCGGGAACCTTCTGATCAAGATGCCCGAACCCGAAGAAGAATTTCAGATTCCCTATGTGAAGGATGGTGAGAAGAGTGAAAATCAATAAGATTTCAAAGGCATTTCAGGAACACAAGAAGAAGGTAGCGGCTTATGTCCGCGTCAGCACCCTACAGGAAGAACAGGAAGAATCCTTTACTTCTCAGAAAGAATTCTTCGATAATTACATCAAAAGCATACCTCAATGGGAATATGCGGGCATTTATGCGGACGAGGGCAAGACTGGTCTCATGGCAAACAAGCGTCCGGAGTTCATGAGAATGATTCAGGATGCCTTGGACGGAAAGGTCGACATCATCCTTTGCAAGTCGATTTCCCGCTTCGGCAGAAGCAGTGCGGAAGTTCAGGAGTATGTCCATATGCTCAAAGCCTCGGTTGTCGAGGTCAAGTTCTTAAAGGAAAACCTTTCTTCTTTTGATGCCCAAGCCGAGGTGGTCTTCAACTTCATGGCTGCGGTTGCCGAAGAACAGTCACGCTCCATTTCGGACAACGTCAAGTGGGCATACAAACGGCTGGCAGAGCAGGGTATCCGCCATATCGGGAACAATAGAGTGGTCGGCTATGATGAGGTGGATGGTACACTGGAACCCAATTCTCAGGCATGGATTCCGAAACTCATCTTCACGGAGTATGCAGACGGAAAGCCTGTCAAGGATATCATAAAGCTTTTGAAGAAGCGTGGAGCCAAGCGGTTGAGAAGCGAGAATTCCTACAACCCTTCGACCGTCTATTACATTCTGAAAAATGAGATGTACGTCGGTGACCGGAGACTACAAAAAGAACCGCACACCGATTACCGGACAAAAAAGCCTGTGCCGGACGGAGAATATGCAAGCTATTACATCGAAAACGATCACGAAGGCATCATCAGCCGTGAGATGTGGGACACCGTTCAGGCAAGGCTTAAACAGGAAGAAGAAAGAAAAGCAAACGGCGTTTATTCTTCTTCGAGGGAACACTTCATGCACGGCAAACTGTTCTGTGGAGATTGCGGAATGCCGATGACCCGCAGAACCATCTGCTACCGTGGAGAACAGCAGAAAGTCTGGAAATGCAAAGGCAGGCTGAAAGACTGTAAGAGCTGCAAAAATGATGTGATTTCCGAGGAAGACCTGTTTAAAGCCCTCTCGGATCACTTAGGCATTAAGTGGAAAGGCGTGGAAGCAGTTACGGAGAAGACCTTCGTCCAGATTAAAAAGGTAGTGCTTTTCAATGACGGACGGATTGAGATTGAAATAGCAGATGCAGCTTAA